CGAAGATCATAGAGATTAATTCATCAGCTAGATGTACAACTGTAAAACCTGCAGGGACGACATCTCTGGTCCTCGGAACGTCTTCGGGTATTCATGCTTGGCATAATGATTATTATGTCCGTAGGATGCGCGTAGGAAAGAATGAGGCTATATACGATTATCTGTTAGCATATCATGATGAATTAATTGAAGATGAATACTTCAGACCTCATGATACAGCTGTTATTTCCATACCACAAAAATCACCTCAAGGTTCAATATTAAGAACTGAATCACCATTCGATACGTTAGAAAGAGTTAAGCGTGTTGCACAAGACTGGATACGACCTGGTCATAGAAAAGGTAGTAATACACACAACGTGTCAGCAACTATATCTTTAAAGGAAAACGAATGGAAAAAAGCAGGGGATTGGATGTGGGAAAATAGAGAATATTACAACGGGTTATCTGTACTACCATATGATGGCGGTACATATACTCAAGCTCCGTTTGAGGACATTGACGAAGCGAAATACAATAAAATGTCTAAAGTATTATCTAATGTAGATTTAACAAAAGTTATTGAAGCTGAAGATAACACAGATCTATCAGGTGAGTTAGCTTGCGCTGGTGGTGCCTGTGAAATTGTTTAATTTAATAAAATATATAATATGAATTTAGAAGAATTAGTAGATTTAATGCAAGATGAAATGCACGATGCACATCAAGAAATAGAAAAGTTTATAGGAGGTAATAAATCAGCTGGAACTAGAGCTAGGAAGAGTATGCAGATAATAAAAGAAACCGCACAGAATGTGAGGAAACATATTCAAGAGATTAAGAATAATTCTTAAAATAATAAAGGGAGCTTAACGGCTCCCTTTTTTTTTAAGTATATCTTTTCATTTTCCTATCTATTTGCTTATTTCTTTTTTTATCAGATATTTCAACTCTTCTAGTTTCTCTCCAACCTGCTCCTGGTTTTGCTTTTTCTACAATTTTATAACCATCTTTGTATATTATTCTTCTACCACGTTGATCTTTTGTTTTAGCTCCAGACGTAAATACATGGTCCGCTGTACCTTGTTTTTCTGTATAAACATCTTTGTCATAAATTTTTCTAGGCTCTTTGCTGCCTTTAGCCTTTTCTGCGTGTGATGGTTGAACTGTGGCATCAGATGTGAAAGGACTCCATCCTTTCATTTTAAAACCTTTTGTGTCTTTTTTAAAATCCGGCATAATATTATTTCTTTTTATTTATAAATGTATATCCTTTTGCTTCTAAGCTTTTTTGAAGAGCTTTGTTTTGTTTAGCTCTATTTTTAGCAATTTTATTAAATACATCAATTGCTTTTTTACCTTTTTTTATTCCACCTGGACCAATCGGTATATCTGGAACAGTAGTTTTCATTATATTATATTTTCCATGTTGTTTCTTTTTAAAAGCTTTAAACTCTTGCAACTTAGATTTAAACTTCTTTATTGGGTTACTCTGCATTGGACTAGCTTCATTAGACATCCCCATTTTTAAAGGACTATCTTTTCTATATTTTGCTAAACCAGGTAGTATACATTTTCTACTTTTCATATTATTGAAATTTACTTAATACTATTGTGTCAACTGAGTTTTGTACTGTTTTTTTATCAGCATCAAGTTGAAACATTATATTGGGATTAAATCTTACTTTTTCTACACCGTTATCAAATATAATGATAGTTGGAATACCTGTTATATTGTATTCAGCTTGAGTATCAGCGTTAGCCATTATATCTAATCTATATTTTTCACATTCTTTTAGTTTTTCTAAATCTTCAAATTGATTAGCTTGATTCCAATCAGCCCAAAACTCTACAGCAACTATATTTTTAGCTATTTTTTCATCAAAATCACCATTAATAAAGGTTTGACTAAATGCTGTACTGCACCCAAAAACAAACAACATCATTAAGACGTATATGTAAGTTGAAATCTCTAATTCTTTTTTCATTTTCTTAAGTATTTTATTTCGTCTTTCATTTCATCTACTTCCTTTATTACCGCATCGATTTTATTTCTAGCCATTTGATCCTTCATGTTAAACTCCATACGGGTTGGAGGCCAAGTATTAGTGGCCGCTGGATCACCCATGTCAATAGTGTATATACCAGTACCTGGTTTAGGTAACTCTAAAGCTCTTTGTACTTTTATTTCTAAGTCATCAAACTTAGAATTGATTGTTGCCATTAAACCAAAGTAAGCAGAAACAACTGTAACAACAGCTGCAACTATACTAATTAAGGTTTTTACACTAACTTGAAATTTACTGTTTTCTGATAATTCTTTAGTCATTGCTATTATAATAAATTTTACCGTTTTCTATATATAATCCTTGCCTCACTTTAATTGCCTGCCCTTGTAGATTATATATTACACTATTTTCGCTCGATTTATCCACTACCTCTTGAATACCACTACTACATGGTAAGCCAGTATCACAATCAATGTATTCAGTATTTATTATTTCAACGTATTCTATTATTGAATCAATTACTACTATTTCAACATATTCAGTATTAACTATTGTATCATACTCAACAATAGTATCAGTAACAAAAAATTCTACGTATTCAATTTCTGTTTCTACAATAGTATCATAAACAATAACCTCAACCTCCTCTATAACATCTACAAACAAAGTATCTAAAACTTCAGCATATAACGTGTCAGTCACATATATATATTCAGGAACTAATACTTCTACTTCTTCTACTACAGTATCAACAACAATCTGTGTTATATATTCAGTATTGTATATCGTGTCAAACTGAACATCAACTATCGTATCAATTACGATGTTTGTAATGAATTCAGTTTCAACAATTGTATCAAACTGTATAATTGTTTCATAAACATAAAACGGGACTTCTAATGTGTCTGTTTCATATATATATTCTATTACTGGTACATCAACATAAATAGTGTCACAACTTTCTTCTCCATAACTACCACAATCTGCCATTGTAGTTGGTACTGCCTCCGCTTCATCAGAAGCGTCAACACAATCATCCCACCCGTCATTCAAATAAAAAAGATCTTGATATCCATTTGGAACACAACCGTTTGGTGAGTACTGTGTCCAGTTCGCTGGATCGTCTCCACAATAAAATCCATTTTGTTCTACACATTGTTCACATAAACTTAAGTCTTGTGCAAAAGTTAATGAACTTAAAAATATAAATAGTGATAATAGTTTTTTCATAATAATTTTAATTTAGTAAGCTTCTCCCCTGGGTTTATGCAACTTAAGTCTTCTTTTCATTTCTTCTTCTTCTTTTCTTTTTTGTTCTTCAAACTCAGCAAACAACTTACGTTTTTCTTCATCAGTTAATTCATTGGATGTAAAAGGAGTATAATCCCTTAACATAAAGCACGTACCTTTTCTTTTTCTTTGCATATTCTTATTATTAATTACATTAATCCAAATGGCGTTGATATTAGTCCACGTCCTCCTCTAGATGCTTCAGTGGCACCGCTAAGTGCATTTCCACCAGCAGATCCTCCACCACCACCAACACCTCCTGTTAACATACCAGTTACACCCGATACGCCTCCTTGTATAGCGCTCCACTTAGCTTGCTCAGCCGCTGCAGCTTGCTCTTGATAAGCAGCAACATCTTGTTGAGCCATACCTAAAAGCGTTGATTGCTTTTCCATCTCCATCTGTCTAGACATAACTTCACCTTGTCTTTCTTGATCTTGTATTTGAGCGGCCATATTTCTCTCTGCCATTTGGTTTTGTTGCTCTTGAGCTCCAATTTGCGCGGAAGTTTGTTGTGCTGCTAATTGTCCTTGACTAGCTAATGACTGAGCTACAGCAGCGATACCAGAACTTCCAGCTGCCTCACTCAATCCACTTAATATGTTTGATTGACTCTGAGCAAACTGTTGACTTTGTAGATTATACTGCTGTTGATTAACAGTCAAATCTTCCATCATGTTTTCCATATCTAAATACGGATTACTAGTGTCCAACTGACGATACGTATCTTTTAAAGCTTCCATTTCTCTTCTGGCTTTCTTTTCTTTTTTCTCAGCCTTCTTTTTAGCTTTGTTAGCACTGTGTGCTCCTAGCGCGGCACCTCCAACCGCTATTATACCTCCTACTATAGCAAATGACATAATTAAACGTTTTGATTATTAATGGCACCAGTCATGCCAGTTATACCATCTTGAATGGCCTTCATCTTAACTCTTTCAGATTCTGCTTCTATTTCTCTTTGAGCAGTTAGCTCTTGCTGTGACATACCTAATAAAGTTTCATTTTTATCCATATTGCTTTGTTGAGACATCATTTCACCTTCAGCTTTTAAATTTTGTATTCTATCTTTAAACTCAGCATTTCTTTTGTTATTTTTAGACTCTTGATCTCCAATGTCAGCCGACATTTCTTGTGCCATAATTTTGTTTTCAAAAGCTAATGTGTTTGCTAATTCTGCCGCGCCAGATCCTCCTTGAGTTTCACGCAAAACACTTAGTGCGTTAGCTGTGTCTTGTTCGTGTTGTGTTTTTCTAGCATCCATTTCTAATAAACTAATCTTAAGATCTTCATATGGATTGTCCATGTGATCATATGGATTACTAGTATCTAAACTAGCATAAGCCTCTTTATTGGCTTGTAGTTCTTGTTCAGCTTTTTTTAGCTTTTTACCTTTTTTATCAAAAGGTGTCCATCCTTTTTGTTTGTAAGCCATAATTAAAATATTAAATAATTAAATCCAAATTTTGTTTCAAATAATTCTTTGCCCCAGTATTTCATGTGTGTTCCTTCTACAAATAAACCTAAGTGTTTTGTTATTCTTGTCCCAAATACTAAACCACCATCCCATTCAATCTTGCTGTCTCCATACTCATAAGAATATTTATCTAAACCATAATGATATGGCAGACAATTAAACCAAGCATGTACCCACGTCGTAGGAGTATATTTATAATAAGCCAAGCCAATTACCGCACTAAGTTCTCTTTGTAAACCTAATTTATCAAGTTCACGTTCGTTGAAACTAGCTACTGCGTCACCGAAGTAGTGGTGGAAAAACTCGTCGTTTGAGGTAGCGATAAGTACGGAATCTCCACCACTAACATCGTACCAATTTTGATTAACATAATTTCCTTGAATCCACATCTCTGGAGCGTAGCCAAAGTCTTCAGCTAAATCTTGAAACGTTGATTCACCTGGAACCCAAAAATCTTCTATAGGATTTACTCCATACACTGGATGTATTCTAGCTACAGCTCCAACTGTTAAATCCCAATTACCTTTATTTATTCTAAACCTAGTATCAAAAGACATAAACTTTAAGTTTACTCTTTGATTATCTGTATACTGAGCTTTTGTCACACAACTATTACCTAAATATCTTAACCAAAAGTTTTGCTCTGTAAACTCATCACTCCTATTTCTTATAAATGAATAGTTAAAAAGATATTCCCAACCAACAGCATTACCAATAGTAACATTGTCAGCTATATTATCTTCAGTTCCATAATACCAAGTTTTAACTTTATGTTCATAGTCAAATCTAGCTATTTTACGTAAACCTATAGTTAAATTATAATCGTAAGGATTAATCCATGTAACATCTTCGTAACCTTTATCAATAGCTACATAATCTTCTCTTTCAGTCATAGACGTTCCCATTGTCATCGATGTATAAAATGTAGAATATTTGAAGAAGTCTTTTATTTGTGCGTTACCTATTGTACTAATAAGTACAAATAATAAAATTAATTTTTTCATTTATGTTCTTGATTTAATTTCTTTTCTTAAATTAGCTATTCTTTGTTCATATCTTTTAACAGCTGATTTATCACCTCTTTCTCTAGCTTCTGCTAATTCATTATCCATTATACCATATATTTCACCTTCCAATCTAGCTATACTCATCTTTTGTCTTTTAGTTTGAGGAGTCATGTCTGGGTGAGTGTGATGTCCTTTTTTAGTAGGATCTTTATAACCTCTAGTTTTTGTTTGAGGTTCATATTCTTTTTTCTTAGTATATGGGCTGTAGCCCGCCATTTTAAATGCCATAATTATATAGTTTTATATGTTATTGTTACCTGTTCTTCACATTCAATAGCTTCAGCTATTCTTGAATAAATTCTTCTATATGCTTGAGTCGATTTTCCTATAAAACCGTTCTTCTTGATTTTGTTGTTTTCTTGGGAGTCTCCGACGAGCAAGCAACCCGCTGTATGTTCGTCAGTATTTCCACAATGAATGAGAATATGCTCAAAATTAGGAACGTCAAGAACGTGAAGCATACCAATATGAAAATCAGAAAAACGCTTAGAATACTTTGAGTGAAATCCACCCTCTTTTCTAAGAGCAAGTTTATACGTTCCATTAGGTATTCTAGTTTCTCCATATACTTTTTCTTCTCTATATTCATCTTCAAGTGTATAAGCTAAAAATGTTCTTTTACATCTATAACCTTCTGAATGTGGTGCTGGTGACAACCTGTCTACTTCGAATAATATACCATTTGTACTATCAGTACCACTACTTATTCTAATTACTTCTAATTCCATTTATTTAATTATTACAGTAGTATCTGCTGTACTACTAGTTACTAATCTTAAATTATAAAGTCCAGAGTTAAAACTAACATTATCTTCAAGAACTAATGTGGCTCTTGCCGGAATAATTGTTTCAGCTATAACGTAAGTTACACTACTACCATCATATAGATGCAATTGAACAGTGTTTGAATCAGAGTCATCATGGTTAGCTATGTTAATTTTATTTATACTACCACTAACACCACTACCTTTTGTTATTAGTGTGGTCGTTGTTGCTGAAGATATGTTTTTATATACTGTTGCCATTATTATGTTGTTTTTGTTATACTTATATATCCCCCATGAAGTATATCAGTAGTATCGCCAGGGTTCCACTCTATTATCACAGTTACAGCGCCATTCCCGTCCACGTCATTTGCTCCAAAATCATGAGTAACAGTTCCACTACTAAACGTACTAGCCGTAGCTAATGCAGATGACATAGCGGCAATAGTAGATCCCGAGTGGCATCTTATAGTACCATCATTGTCCACATCTGTAGCAAACATGGTACACGCGGTCGCTGTATATCCATTAGGTATAATAACTTCACAGTAAGCGTTAACACTAGCGCTAGGCATCGTTATTCCACCACCAACTAAACTATACTGTGGATGAAATCTATAACTATTAGCTAAAAATTCTGTTGGTGATATAGGTATTTTACCATCTTGAATAGTGCCTATATTACTTCCTCTATATAATCCAGTTGTATTAATATAATTAGTTGTAGCACCAACTTCTAATTCTATATTTGCCGCAGAATCTAATGTTACAGTTGATCCTGCGACTTCGGCGGTACCAACCGCGGTTATTGTTGTTGCTGCAGAGGAATCAACATTTAAAACACCAGCATCTATGTTTACCACATTGTCTGTGTCCGCGTCTGCGTCTAAATGAAATACGTCACCAGATATATCGGCCGGAGTTATAACAACTTTACCATCTGGATCTAGTGTTAAGTCAGCAGCGGTTGCATCGTCATCAACTGTAGTTAAAGTTGTAGCTCCATGTGTTGTTGTTGATATAGAAAAATAATCTCCCGTATCAGCAGAACTCATACATTTTACATCTATTCCACCATCGGTAACTTTAGTTGTTAGCCCTATGTTTGTATCACCACCAGTAGCAATAATATTAATTCCTTCAGCGGTAGTTGTTCCCGCATCACTAACAAAGCTACTTTGAACTTGTATTCCAGTTAGTGTGTTAGTTGCGTTAGCGTGATTAGTAGCAACGTCAATTAGTGCTAAGTTGTGACCAATAACGCTTCGCGTATTACCATCACCTATTACACCAGTTTTTGAATAAGCGGTTTTTATCAAACCATTACCAGTTACACTTGCTGTGCCAGCATCTGTTTGTGCTAAATCTATAAAACTACCTGTTGTTATAGCGTTTGCTACTACCTTAATAGCATCTCCCGTTGTTAAACTATTAGCCGTTAAGTCAAAAACATCAGCAGTAGTTGCAGATGTTGCTAATTCTATACCTATAGTAGAGGTCATGTTAATTAGGCCAGCTAAAGTAAGTGTTGTTCCATCAAAAGTAAGATTGCTTTCACCTATAATAGCGGCTGACCCATCGGCAGCACCAGTTGCTGTAACCACTCTATTATCTGCGGCATTATCTAAAAAATCGCTAGTATCAATAACTATTGTGCTTTGATTCTTTTTACTAACTTTACCGTCAGAATCAACAACTAATAACTCGGCCTCTGATGTTGTAGATAGGTTTTCTAAATACACATCATTACGAAATCTAGATATAAAATCCCATATGTGTTGACCTATCCATTTCATTTTATTGAGAGTCTTTCAAGTCTTGAGCCGATGGTGCACCTTCACTTCCTGGTTTTCTCATTTTTTCACCTGATCCAGCTTTTATTCTTTTTCTTTTTGCGTGTATATTGTCCCATAAACCCTTTTTCTTTTTCATGGCTGACTCAGCCTTACTAGCATATATAGCCTTACGTTGTGCGTCAGACTTATATTTTTTCATAGGACTATCTTTCATTTCATCAATGTGCTCTTCAATGATTTCAGCCTGCTTGCCATGAGCTTTAACTGCACTTTTTAATTGATCTACAACTTCTTGTAAATCTTTGTATTTCATTTTAAATGCCATAATTTTTATATTTCAAATCCAAAGTTTAGAATCATAAATCTAAATCTTTTACAACTCTTTTTTTTATTTTCACAAACCCAACAAGGGCAAAACATTAGTTCAAACACTGTTAGTGTGCTTATTCTAAATGTTAATTCATATTTATCTTTTTTGTTTCCTGATGTCCAGGAATTAATCCAATTTATCATAATTTATTTTTTTATTATTTTAAAAATTACTAAACCAACTATTGCAGCTGTTGTGCACATAGGACAAGGGCATATAACTAACATTTCCATCTACGCCTAGCAGCTTTACCTCTTTCACCAGTCCAACCTCTTGATCTAGCGCAAAACGATTTTCTACGTTTAGCAGCTTTACTACCTGGTTTAACATCACCAGTCACAGCTGTTTTCAGCTTGCTACCTGGATTTTTACGTTTATATGTTTCAACGCCCTTCTTTGTCATACCGGCGCCTTCTTCAACTGTTCTGAAGTTTCTACCTTTACCTTTTGTAGTTTTTCTAGGTTCATTGTCCTTGGTAAATGGAGTAAACCCTTTTTGTATATAAGCCATAATTTATATTATTACATGTTTATTGATGAGCATAACATTTCTTGTTTTTATTCTCAGTCTTGTTGTTACATCGTTGACCATTAGTTTTTATAGCTGTACATCTATATTCTTTTATGCCGTCATTGTCTCTATCCATACCATCTTTAAAATCCATATGATGTATGCACTTCCAGGTTTTAGCTTTAGTTTCTGTTGTTAAGCTACATCTTTGACCATTTGATCTAATACCAGAGCATTGCACGGTTTTTATTCCTTCTTTCTTTTTTCTTTCATCTTCAGCTTTTTTATCTTCTGCTTTTCGTTTTTCTTTTTCTATTTTTTGACTTTCCCTTCTTTCTTTTTTAGCATCAGCTTTTGCTCGCTCTAGTTCTTCGTCTTTAACACCAAGACTCCACATACTCCAACCAGTAGACAAAGCAACACGCTTCCAAAGATCATGATTACCCGTTATTGCCTCTTCTAGGTTATTCATCTTATGTTGTATTCTAGCCATAGGAAAGTTAGTTAAACCTTCTACTAAACTACTAGCTATAGATAGATTAGGATTCTCTATTCTAAATCCTATTTGTTTACTAACACCTTTATTGTATTTTTCTGATTTTATTGCTTGGTTTAGCTTTCTAAGTTTACTACCCATAGGTGGAGATAAACTAACAGCCTGTAAAGCTATTCTTATGTCATCTCTTTTGGCCCACGGTTGTTCTGTTTCATATTTCCATTGCTTTAATGTATTTTTTAATGCGGCTATAGCGGCACCATAAACACCAGTTCCTCTTAATAAAGTATCTATAGCTCCATCTAAAACTCTTATACCTTGAGTTCTTTTTCTTTCGTCATCTTCATCATCATCTCCTCCAAATAAGGCAAACGCTAATCCAGATTGTAGAGCACCGAATATTAGATTTTGAACAGCACCATAGTATATAATCTTAGATATGTTAGTTCTCGTATCACCTCTACCATTTTTAAGATCTAATGCAGCCTTCTTCATTAATCTAGTCATCTGCATTGGTGTGTTTTGAAATGGTAGTATTATTCTACCTAATACACCAGCTTGTTGTCCTGATATTAAATCTGGTCTAGATGACTGTTGTGTTTCTTCTGCTATTTCTTGAAAATCTAAAAATGCTTGAGATTCAGCTTCGGCTTGAGATTTTCCATTTTTGATATAAGTATTTATTCTATTTCTATAAAAACTAGCGCCACCAAAAGATATAGCAAAACTATCCGCTATTCTAGTTGGTGCAAATCCCTTTTCTAACATCCATCTAATTACAGATTCTACGCTACCTCTACTTTGAGAAAACGCATCAGCTAATTCACTGTGAGCTATATCTATTTGTGACCCACCTCTTCTTTGTTTTAACATGTCAGAGTTAAATATGGTAGCAAAGTCTTTAGAAAATTGAGGTATGTTAGCAAATGCTTTAGAAGCTTTAAATATATTATTATCTCCCCAATTAATAAAGTTAACTGTAGATATTGTTTGTAGCGCTGCAGATCTTACATTAAGAAACATGATTGCTCCAACAGAACCGTTAACCCAGTTAACAAACTTATTGACTGTCTTATCTTTACCAAGAACTCTATTAGTTCCGTTTTCCATTCTGTATAATATATTCTCTAAAGCATCTCTAAAACCAGAACCATGTATAGCCTCTATTTTATTTAAATTATCTTTTGAAAATATTTCATTTTTATTATTTATCCAATCACCTAAAAATTGTTGTCTTCCAATTTTAACTGTATTAAATAAATCACTAGCTATACTTTCAACCATCCAAAATTCACTAGGTTGAGTGTAACCATCTTGAGCGCGAGATATAATACCTAATGTTTCAGCAAAGTTTATTAAATCAGCGTTTTTATTAACGTGACTTAATAGTTTCTTTTTTGTTGTTTCAGCCATACCTGGTATTTCCATACCGTTTTTATTCCATAAATATGTTCTTATAGCTGTATCAACAGTAAAGCTTGTTCCAGGTACTTTATCATCTAGTGTTTTTACTAATTTAGGATTTCTTTTTTTCAATGCAGAATACTCATTAGACATGTTTTGCTTGTATGTATTCCAAGTTCTTATACCTTTAGCAAATGGGTCAAATAAATTATCTTTAAACCATTTCATATCTTTGTCTCCTTGTTTACCTTTACCTAAAAACTTATACATTAAACCTTTGAAGTCTTCAGCTGATGGTGGAACAAAAAGATCCCATTTACCTATACCTTTTCCTCTAACTATAGCTTCACCTCTTGAAAATACTTTTTCAAAACCAACACCAGATGTTCTTTCAATCATCTTGTTAAAATCAACACTGTGAGATCCACTTAGTTTAACTTTAGCTTGCACAACCTTAGATTTGATATCTAGTTGATCTAAGACATTCTTAACAGCTTTTACATTTGGTAAGGCATCATCTACAAAATACATATCATTATAACCCTCTGCAAACTTCTCTAACATCCAGTCAGCTTTAGCTTGACCAGTGCTATTACCTAAACCAGTTACATTTTTTATAGGTATATAAACACCTTCACTTCTTAACCAATCATGAATAGCTTTTTGACTCTCAGGTGCTCTTGCTGTTAATATAAAAACATTATTAGGTCCATACTTTTTAATTTGATTTTTCATCTTTTGAAGTAATGGTCCTGGTTTACCTTTTGTAACTTTATTAAAATCAGTGAAATCAAAATCCCAACCCTCTTTAGCTAATTGATCACCAACCATTGGCCATTCATTTGAAGCTATCTTTTTAGTTTCTTTACCTTTCTTAGCGATTATATAGTTTTCACTTACACCAACTGTCTCATCAAAATCAAATGCAGACATACCTTTAGTCTTACCAGTTTGACTGTGCTTAACAATATTTTTTTGAGCTTTTATTGCGTTAAAAATATTATTAACTTGAGATTGTGACTTACTCCATTTAATTTTTACAGCAGCTTGTATTCCTTTTATTGCTTTTTGTTTAGTAATTTTACCTGTTAATTGTTTTATTATTAAATCGTTTTGGATAGGTATTAATCTTTCTATTTGAACGTCAGTTAATTTTTTGACATTAGTACCAACACCAAAGTATTCTGCTATAGTTTGATTAGTACCAACTATTTCTAATTCATTTAAATTAACACCTTGAATAGCTAATCTAACTACAGCACCCATCCCATCTTCTAGTTTAAGTTCACCACTAATAACTCTAGGCAGAATATCATCAAACCAAACGTCTGGCGCACCATTTTTTAAACCAATTTTTTCACCGTAAATATTTTTGCTACCATCATTAATTAAATTGTCAGCTTCTATAGTTATACTTCCTTGCATCATAGAAGCTCTTATACCAACAAACGCTTTTTCAACATTACCTTCCATAGCAGCAAATAGCAAGGCAGAATGTATTTGATTAGCCGGGTGGTTGTGCTCTTCTCGCATGTTAGCCTTATAATTAGGCTTTCTTGTTTTTTGATCTATAGTGCGTATTTTATATGGAAAAGACACTCTAACTGTACTACCCATACCAGCGGAACCACCGTCTTGATAAAAAGATATAAATAATGCCGCTGCCTCAGGATTTGTTTTTAAAAACTCTTGTATTGCTACAAAATAATCTTTAAGATTATCTAGTTTATTGTCTTCTACAGCTTGTTGTTTTTCACTTAAGTTTATTTTTTTAGGTTGTTGTTTTTTATTCTTTAAGTAACCATGTCTAATTAACTTTATTTCGCTTTCAGTTAAAGAAAATGAGTCTTTGATCATGTTCATAAAAAATTCCTCACTTCCATAAGTAGATCTACTAACACCACCTAATCCAGATTTCATTAAGTAATCTCTAAACTGAGGGTTTTCTTGTAAGAATTGTATAGTAAATCTTATTTTAGCCTCTATAACTGATTCTCCAGTGTTTTCATCGAATACACCATTATAAGTGGCTTTATCACCTTCGTATCTAATAAAGCTTTCTAGTTTACCAACTGGTATTTTAGACTTTTTAGACCAATGTTTAACCAAGTCATTGGCACCCATATAAAAACCTTCTTTGTGTTTTTCACTAAACATAACCTCAGATCGACCTCTACCTATTTCTTTCATAGATGGTTTATCTAATCTTATTTGTTGATTAGCACCTAATGCAGCTAGTTGGATAACAAACTCTCTTATAGCTCCATCAAACTTAGTGCCTTTACTTGTGGGATTACCATCTTGATCCATTCCAAATAACTTAAAGAAATCTTCATTTGGCGCACTTTGTATTTTATCAAATCTATTTTTTTGACCTAATGATTTTATTGCTCCTTTACCAACCTCAACTCTCTTACCACTATCTCTATAAAATTCATTAAGTTTAGTATTAGCCACGCCAGTAGCTCTACCGTCTTCATCTTGAGCTTCAGGTAATATGTCTATTAAATTGTTATCTTTAGCTATTTCAGCTATCTTTTTTCTAGCAGCGCTTCTTTGTTGTCCATCTAAATCTATGTTTTTAGAAAGCTTATTAACAGGTATACCAAATTCATTACTAAACAACTCTAACACTGGAACTAATGGTCCATTTTTAACTAGTGCTTTAGTTTTCTTGTATGATTTTTCTTTTTCTAATTTAGTCAAATCAGCATTGTCAGTAATTTCTTGTATATTATCAGGTTTTACTCCAACAATTTTAGATACTTTCTTACCATCAACTTGTTTGGTTGCAGCGGTTGATGGTGTAGATTTTTTATCAGCAGCATCAAATCCAGCCTCCTGCAAAGCATCAAGTGAAAATGAATCTATTTGATCTTTTAGTGATTCTAATATTTGACCATATCTTCTAGGTAGTATATCATTTACGTAAGCGCCAAACTCAGGGTTAACACTTGGATCCCATGAGTTAGCTAGTGTTATTAATTGTTCTATAAATCCACTTTGCCAATCTTGTTTTGGTATAGCTTTAGAAATATAATTAGGCACACCAGCGTCTCTAAGATTTCTTATTCCAGATTCATAAGCGTTTTTAGCTAGTTTGTTTGCTATAGCTAAATTATTCATGACTAAACCCTCTCTAATTCTAGGTGTAACAGCGTCTCTTAGGTTTTTTCTATTTATACCCTTTTTATCAGCTTGATCAACAACTTGACCATATAGATTTTTATTTTCATTAACTATCTGAACAGTGTTTTTCTTTAAAGCCTCAGACATTTTTGCATCACGAGTCTTAGTGTCCTTACCAACAATAGATTCCATCGTTTTTGTTGTTTCAGCTATACTACTTCTACCTATAGCTTTTCTTTCTTTCATTGTTAGAGTACCAGCTTTAATTTTCTTAGCTAGCTGAGTAACAAATGTAACAGCGTCTGTTTCACCTTCAAAATTAAAATCAACATCTGATTTAGTTGCTTTTTTAATACCATTTCCAAACATCCAACCCATTAACGCACCTACACCTGTGTTCTTTTCAGATTTAAGGTCAAATTTTCCTTCAGCTACCAACTCCATGAAAACAGTTAAAGTTTCCTCTGGATCCATTCTACTACCATCGTTTCTAGTTGTATAAGCAACTAACACCTTATGTAGATTTGGATTATGTATTTGAACATGTTGCTCTATTTGTGCTGCCATACCAGCAAAAGCTTCGGGATTACTAGAAAATGCCTCTCCAAATATAGTATGACCAAGCTCATGTGTCCTTGTTTCTAGCCTATCATCTTTAGCCATATTTTCTACAACTTGAAGAGAAATAAACTTACCATCTGTAGTAGGTAGATTTACACCATGACCACCGTTTTGAATACCTTTGATTGCTTTGTTTTTAGCTTCTTCAGAAACGTTTTCTAAATTACTTATATCTTCTACTGCCTGATTAACTGTTTGAGAGTTAATCATTGATTGAGCTAAACCAGTTTTCTTTCTTCTTTCGTTAAAAGCTTGATTTATTTCTTGAGTGTTATATATTATTCTAGCTTCTTCTTGTATTTGCTTGTCACTTATGTTAGTCTTACCATCTTGAATTAACTTGTTTTCTGCTTTTTTGAATATGTTGTTTTTTCTATCTATATCAACTTTGTCTTGACTATTTATAAATCCATTGAATTTATTACCAAAAGCATTTTCATCACGTAGTGCTTCTACTAAGGTTTGGTTTTGTGCAAATTGTTTTTCAAGATTATTTAAAGCTTTGTTTTTGGTGTCATTATCCATATTTTTATTGTTGATGATTTTTTCAGCATCAAGTCTTATGGATTGTTGTTTTGTTATTAATTTTAAATATTGTTCTGTCCACTTGGGTGATAAATTTTTTAACTTCCCTTCTAAATTATCTAATATTTGTTTGTTCTCGTTTTTTAAATCATTAAGTTGTTTTTCTAAAACTTTTTTAGTTCCAACATCATAATTCATTTCATCTAGATCTTTTTGCAAATCACTTATTTCAGATAAATTATGCCTATACTTTCTACTTGTTTTTGGATCAGAAAATTGGTTCATAACCAAACCTTTCATAAACGGTGTTCCGCTAAACATATAACCAAACATACCACCACTAAAAGCAGCGTGGCCCATATTTTCTGTTATTGGTTTACCTGTAAAAATATTCTGCGAACCAGTAGTAAGAACCTCTGACATAGTTTCTAAAGCTGGATCATATAATAATTGTCTTTTACCATTTTTTATAAAGTGCTGTTTAATGCCATCTAAGCCTTTTAATAAATTACTTTTATTACCATACATAGACTTCCAACCTCTCTTCATAACTGGTAAGGTCAAAAACCTATCAAACACAACCTCAGCACCACCATATGCCGCACTGGTTATAGCTTTTTTAAACAGCGAGTTCTGTATCATTCCATCACTCTGCTCTTCTTCTTTTACCATTTCTAACCAGTTTTCTCCAGAACTACTATACCCAAGCATTGGTATACCTATTGTTGGTATAGCTAGCGTGGCAAATATAGCGCCTTGATTAGCAAACTCTTGAGCAACAAATGTTCCAAAGTTTTCAACACTAAAAGCATCTTCAAATGCTACGTCTTTTTGAAATACATTTCTAGCATCTTGCGTAGCCTTTTCTACTTGAAGCATGGTTTTGTCTAAACGCCTATCATCAATACCCATTACTGAACCAGTTAATTTATACCCTCCATATGCCGCTTTATTAAAAATATCTAAAAACCCACTACTTAATGTAGTAACAAATTTTTCTCCATTGTTATAGTTTCTTTGTATAAGGTTATTTTTGTAATCACTATTCTCCATTTTATCAAGCATAGGCACCATACTTTCATCATACCATGTTTCATAATCTGTTTCTAGTGTTTTTATTTCATTTAAATTCTTGTTAAAGTTTTCTAAAACTTCTCTAGGAATTTTTCTACCATCTTTTAATGTTACAGCATAAGATTCATCTTGAAGTCTTGTTAAATCACCCTTGTATTCTTTGTTTATGTCATTAACTTTATTTTCTATTTGAACTAAATGTTCATTATAAAGTTCTTTAGCTTTTTCAACTAGTTTATCTTGATCTATACCAGGATTTTCTTTTTGAACTTTTCTAACAAAATAGCTAGGATCAATTTGCTCTGGCATCCTGCTAGTATAGTGTTCTTCTATTTTTTGAATTTCACTATCCATATCCTCGTCAGTCCAAGACTCGTCACTTGATAGATGCCACATAGCTGTTGGATCGTTTAAAAAATCTATAACAGGTTTTGCTTCAATGTATTTTCTTTTTATTACGTCTGATTTAGCTTCATTAGCTATTTCAAGAGACTTAAGTTCTTTAGCTTCTTTTATATTAGCTAATCTAGCACCAATTTTTATATCGTTAATTGTACCAGTATATGAAGTACCAACTTCACTAGGATCAGCCTCACCTTTTTTATCTATAAGCAAAGAGCCAATAAAACTATATCCCTCTACATCCTTAGAGTTCATTAGTTCAAACATTTTTTGATCTTGCAACTTATCAATGTCTTGCTTAATCATGTTTTGCTTAGCTCTTTCTTTTATTTCATTTTGTTCTGGGTTTTTATTACCCTCAGCTTTAAGTTGATTTTTAGCTAATTTTAATTCACTTTCATAAGGTTGAACTTTAGTTGATGTAGTTCTCATCCCATCTCTAGAATAATCGCTAGTAACAAGCTCCGGTTTGAATATATCTACATCGTTGCCATCGTTGTCTTTGTAATTATATTTAGATTCAATTTCTTTTTTGTCTGCTTCACTTACGTGCAAAGGACCGTCTTTAACAGAAAGTCTTTCATAATCACTTATTAATATATTTTGATTTTCTTTAGTTTTTAAAATATCTTCTTGACTTAGATTATTTTTTAAAAACTTAAACAACTCATTTCTTGAGTTTCTTTTTTTAAGACTAGTGTCAAAATCTGTTTTTTCTTGAAACCTACCTGGACCAAGCCCAACATCAATAACAGTTTCTTTGCCAGTTTCTTTGTGCTTAATTTTTACTTTATTTAAATTTTGAGCATCAAAAGTTTTCTCAAACTCAAAAACATTACCATATATAGATTCCATTTGATCTATAAAGTCATCATGATTTTGATCATATATTGTGTTGTCAAGTAGATAATCATAAGCACCATCATGCTTAATAGATTCGTTCTTTATTGTTTGAACATTTTGATTATCAATATCGTTATTTTTTAAATCTCTTTGTGATTTTTCCCATTTAATATACTCTGGGCTATCGGAAGGTAGTGATTTAACCATTTCTTCGTACGACTGTACGGTGGTTGGATCTATTTTAGGATCAACTTTTATTTCAGTTGATTTTTTTGCTTGTTCTTTTTCTAATTTAATTTGCTTTCGCAATGCGGCTTCTTCTTCTTTGCTATTAACTGTATATTCTTGACCGTCTATTGTTATCACATAAGAAGTATCGTCTTTTGGCGATTGCTCTTTTTTTGTTTCTTCTGCCATACTGTATCGTTAGTTACCCGTAATTAATAATTTGTTTTAAGCTAATTTTTCGTTAGAAATGCCTTGCTCTTTTGTTGGATTAGGTCTATTCTTTTTACCCATATTCCATTGTTTTTCTAAAAATGATGTAAAGTATTCAGCTATTTCATCATCTAGTACACTTTTGTATTCTTTTCTTTCTATAATTGCATCAGCTATTTTCTTTGATTCTTCATAGTTGATACCATCATTTGGATTAACACCTTCTAGTTGTAGTCCTAATTTAGCGTATGTATTAGATGATATTTTATCAACAAAATCATTGTAAAATATTCTACCTGCAACCATCTCATCATAAATTAAAGACTTAGGATTATCTGCTCCATCAATTATATTTCTTTTTACTTGTTGTTTAGCTGCAGCTCTAGGAAAAGACATGTTGTCAGCTGGATTAGTTTGAGATGATTTACTTATATAATTATTACCCATTGAGGTAACAGCATCTTTAGTTGCTTTGTCTACTAATTTTATTTTACTTTTTAAATTAGGTATAGCAACCCACTCTTCTCCACTACTATCTATAGTCTGAACTAGTTTATTTCTTTCTGTTATGTATTGATCTGCGTACAACTTTTGTGTGTCTATATTAGCGTTGTTATACTCATCGTCTAGCTTAACTAATGTTTCTTTAGCTATTTCTGCAGACTTAAAGTTAGGCATCATTATCCCTAATTCTTCTTTGTGAGGACAATGTTGTTCACCTGGGCAAACTTTTTCTACTAATCTAACTTCATCTTTTAGTAAACGCATAACAGCTTTACCATCGGGTGAATCACTCCACGTGTTCATTAAAGCTTTTGTGTTGTAAGCTGCGGCAACATCTTGTCTAAAGTTTTTGTAAGCACCAATGTTCTGAGCCCACATATTTAATTGTCTTTTTATTAGACCTCTTTTAGTTTTGTCACCATCTACATACTCTTGTTTTTTAGCTGCTAAGGATTCAGATATAGCGTTATACTCACCACCTGGTAGTTCACCGTCTGTATCTAGCACTGTTCTAACAAGTGCATCATGTTCTGGATTTGTTTTTCTATTTAACATATTAAAATATTTTATTATGAAACACCTGGACAACTTGGGTAATTTGCGTAATATTCTGCTCTTTCTTCGCTTTCTTGTCTTAACCTATCAAACTCCGCTTGTGCTTCTGGTGATATTGTATCTTCCAATGCGGCGCCTTTTCTTTCATTACCAAACTCTCCTTCAGACGAAGAAAATCTTTCACCAGAAGAAGCACCAACTCTACCTTTAAGTATACTACCAACAGCTGTAACACCTCCAGCAATTGCATCCCATTTTGCTTGATTCGCTGCAGCAGCTTGTTCTCTATAAGCTGCTACCTCTTGTTGCGACATTCCAAGCAATGTTGACTGTTTGTCTCTTTCTGCGTTTCTAGACCATATTTCACCTTCTCTTTCTTTATCTTGCAAATTAGCTGCCATATTTCTTTCAGCCATTTGATTCTGTTTTTCTTGTTGACCAATTTTAGCCGCAGATGATTGTGAAGCAATTTGACCTTGAGTAGCTAGAGCTTGTGCGACAGACGCTATACCTGAGCTACCCGCAGCTTCTCTTAATCCACCTAAAACGTTAGCTTGGCTTTGTCCAAATTGTTGCTTTTCTAGATCGTATTGTCTTTGGTTTATTGTTAGATCCTCCATTGTATTTTCCATATCAGTGTAAGGATTGCTAGTATCTAAAGAAGAATAAGCGTCTTTTAATCTATCCATTTCCACCTCAGCTTTAGAAGCTTTTCTTTCAGCTTGTCTTTTAGCCTTATTAGCGCTAATTGCGCCTAACGCAGCACCACCAACAGATATCCCTAAACCTACTAATGCAAATGACATATTAAGAGTATCTCATGTTATCTTTCCAGCCCTTGCTTTTTCTATCTTCGAATTTATTTAACTTCATATCTTTTTTGATGTCCTTTTTACCTGCTCTATAGCTATCACCATATAAAACTCCAGCTGTTTCACCAACATCTCTAGACATATCACCAAGGGCTCTAGCTTTTGCTATTTGCCCATATTTAGCCGTACCTTTTCCAGATGCGGCATCATAGGCTCCTCTAACTAATATAGCATCAGTTTTGTAAGGAGTATAACCTTCTTTTTTAGGCATTGGACCTCCACCATATAAAGCTCCACCTGGAGGAAGATTTGATACATTCATTTTACCCATCATTCTTTGATTTGCCATCATTTGTGCTTCTCGACCAGTCATACCACCACCTTCACCTGGTTGTATTCCAACCGCTTGCTGTGCACCACCACCAAACACCTTGTTTATTCCACCAACCATTTTTTTACCAAGTCCTTTTAAAAACTTATTTGGTGATGGTTTGTTACCTGATCTCATTGAAAAAGGAATTGAACCTCTACTTTTACTTGTTCTCGCCATTTGTATATTTTTTATATTCTTCGTAACTTATTGCTACGATTTGTTTTTCTAATTCTTCAACATCATTAATGTTGTCTGGGTTTTTGTGAGTATTATACCAGTGAGATTCTTTGTGTGCGTAAAGTATTCTTTTCTCTCCCGGTTCTGATATTATATAACATGGAGCAATATACTCTTTTACTCCTGATGAGCTAGCAACACTTAAATGTCCTTCTAATAAAAAACACATATGTTTGTGTTTGTGTATAGCTCCAATAACAATATATCCTTGAAACATTGTCATTTTTCTTATGTAAACACCATCCATGAAAAAATGATCAATTGGTATTTGATCATTATCGTTAAGTATTGGTTTGTCTTTTGTTCCAGCCAAAATTGACTTACCATCAGCAATTGATTTTAAGTCATTTTCTAATTTTGTAACCGCTGTTTCAAAATTTTTACCAACACCAAAGTCTGGCATTTTTTGTATTTCACTCATTTAATTAAATTTAACTAGTAATATAGTTACATTTTTTGTATATTATTTAGCTGCTACTTACGTTGATGTTACATGAAGCAGCAAACAGCTCTGCTTTTTCTTTAGAGTTATTTTCAAATCTAAACTTACCGTAGTAACCTACTATTGAAGCTTCATTAACTTCTCTGCTTTTTCCAAAAAATATAAAGTCCCCAGCTTGTGGAGCTGGCGTTGATTCACCTATACTACATATTAATGTCCATGTAGCTGTGTTATTAACGTCTCCATCTAAAGCTGTTGTTACTATATCGTTTATAACGCCTATCTCTACACAATCCTCGTTACTAATATTAACGTTAAATCCACCAACTAAAGTATTAGCTGGTATGTAGTATGCTATATCACCAGGTTGTACAGATGCGTTTAATACGACACTTGCTCCTAATTGTAAATTTATTATTGCCATTGTTTATTATTTTAAGATAATGTTGCTATATCGTCAACATCTAATTGCATTGTTACATCTTTTGTTCCCCACTTTTCTATATCAACATTATATTTTAAAGTAAGCGTGTCGTTAGATGACGATGTAGTTGATATAGCTACTGATATGCCTGTTATATCTAAATCAGTACCACCGTTACCAACAAAACCATTAGCAGAGTCGTTGTTTGGTATAGAGTTTGTCCAATCTGACTCACTACCAGATTCATTAGAAAATAATGGTGCGCCTAATGTACCTCCTGATCCATCAGATCCAGATCTAAGAGCAAAAGCACCTGAACTGGCTTTAAATATGTGTGTTACTGAAAAATACTTAGCAATTGTTTTAGAATTTATTTCACTAGATTTTTTATTATATTTACCGGTATATGTTTTTGTTATAGGGTTACTATTATCAAAAGTAACAAAGGTTCCACTTCCAGTGTCAACAGTAGCGTTACTCCAAGTTGTCACTGTTTTTAATGTTAAAATTGGATTCATAAATTGATTTAATTGTTGTTGAACACTAGCAAAATCTGTACTTGCGTTAGCCCAGTTTTGAGGTATACCTTTTAAAAGTGCATCACCTAAATTATATTTTACCCATGTTCCATTATCGTGATTAGTTGAGTCATTAGAACCTACGTATATACGAGAACGTGCTTGAATATTATCGTAGCGAAACTTTATAGAATACCTCGTGTGTGATGTTTGTAGTGGGAAATTTACATAAAATTCTAATACCCCCTTTTTTGGAATAGTAAAATAATGTATTGGAAAAAATTCTGGTGGATAACCAGCGTAAATCCATTGACTACTAGTAGATACTGGCATAGTTGGCTTACCAATAGGTTGGGTGAATCCTGGTCTTCTTGCTTCTCTTTCAGCTGCTGGTAATAAAGAAGTTTCTTTTGAAGCTGTTATATTACCGTTGGCATCTAAAGTATCAGTTATCTTAGTTATAACTATAGGAACTACTGTCCCTTCTGACCCGGTGAGTCTAAATTTTCTTTTCTCACCAAGCGGGGATATGATATTGCTTCCAAATTCAAAGTTTAATAATCCTTCTTTATTAACCGTAGATCTGTCTGTTAATTTAGGAGCTAGGTCTTCACTTATCTGGTATCTTAGTGTTTCATTATTTGAAATATCTCTAGCATCATACATAACGTCAAATAAATAACCTGTAAAATTACCCTTAGCATCTTTTGTCGTTTTGTTTAATTTGAAAAACACTCTATTATTAGTATTGTTTTCTATTTCAACTAAATTAGGAGATGTCGCGTGTTTTAGATTAACAGTAGTTCTGCTACCAATCTGGCCAGTTACTGGATCTATAATACCACCTATTTTTACTTGAGCAGCTTGACTTGCATTAATACTTATTGTACCGACTTTTGTTATAGTATTTAATTTTACTCTACCTGATATATTAAACACCGCTTTTTCACTATCAGTTCCTTCATTAGTTTTTGACAATGTTACGTTTGAATAGTTTGATTGCAACACCTCAACTTCTGAATAATTGTCTACGTGATTTTGGATTATATTTTGTAAAGCATCTATTACTCCTAAATTTGATATTTTTGATTTAGCCATTTTTTTTATTTTTTTTTATTAACCCACATCTACACCTCCAATTAAATCTACGCTAAAAGGTAAGCATTGTTGTCCGTCAAGTGCAGTAGCTTCTCCGTTTATTAGTATTTTTATGTTATCTGGATTTGCCCCTGGAACGTAATTATGAAGATTGTTTAAATTGACCAACACCGCATTACCTACCCAATCAGAAGCACAATATGGCTCAGGCATAATACCATTAGGCCCCTCCCCATCCGGAGGCGTAGTTGTTGCCCACTCGACACCGGTGTCAAAACCAATAAGTTGAGATAAAGCAGAATATTCATTTTCTACTGATGTTATAAATTGCCCTAAAATTGGAATACCTAGAGTGTATTGCTTACTGTCAATTAATGTAACATCTGGATCACCTCCAGGTGGGACAATACTGTTGCTTGTGGTAAAGTAGTCGCTGAGAGGAGTGTCTAAAAAATACGCAGCAAAATCATCCGAATTATTTATATTGTTAATGCCAATATCATTTAGCCAAGCACGAACGCCATAATACTTTGTAGCACCTCTCCATGATGACGTTAAAGCTCCACTTCCTTCACCATAACCACCTACTACTTCATATGGGTGATTTGTTAACTGCTCGTAATTAATTGATTGTTGTATTGAAGACGGAAAACTATCCTTCCAGTTTTGTACAAACGATTGAGGCACATTAGGTCCAAAAACATCACCAACAGTGTTTTGATATTGCTTTTGCAATAAAATTTCACTATTTGAGTACCACTGACCTCCAACTCCTGTCCCAAGAACGCCTGATATTGGTTCGTAATCGAAATAAGTTTGATCTCCCGCCGCATTTGGTCCTCGATTCACACTAAGATTATGTCTAGATAGAACATAACCTTCATTAGGTACTATCCAAAAAAATATTGACTTCAAGCTATTAAAAATTTCAGGTAAAGCAACACTTCCTTCCCACCAAACATTAGATGGATTAAATGTAATACTAGCTCTATGTGGTTCTTGAGGATTCCAACTGGTTTGATAACCATATCCATCGTAAGTGGCACTACTACCGCCAAACATGGAAAATCCAGGTAAATATGGAATTATTGAAAAGTTAGAATTTACTCCTGATAGAGCCTCTAAAGTTAGAGTCCAAGAGTTGTCTGTTGTTGATGTGGTAACATTTGTGTTTCCACTATTTGAATCTACTGTTATAGGTGTTGCACTACCGCCAACATACAATTTGTACGCAACAAGACCATCAAGCATATTGTTTGTTGTAAGTTCATTAGATGTTAAAAAAACAGGTGTAGTGTTTGTTAGTATATCGTGCTCTGGATTAATGTAAGCCAAAACTACTACTTTATTACCAACGGTATCTGGTGTTCCAGCTGAATTTGTTGAAAAGTTAAAATCAAATACTTTTACTTTACTGTAAATTGTCTGACCATTTGGCCATAAATTTATGGTTGCCGCAGTTCCATCTGTTAAAGTAGTTGAAGCACCATTAATCCATTCTCTAACTAATACACTTCCTCCAGTGTAACCAGGGTATAAATTATCTTCATACTCTTCGCTAGTGGGTTCGTATTTACCAGTAGTAATATAAGGATTTACTGTAGTAAGAGATCCACTTGGATATCCACTAAATTCCTCCATGTTTATATTTGAGGCCGCTATAGTATATTCAGCACTATTTGTTGGTTCTAATATCATCCTAAGAGGTATAGCACCATTATCAACAACACCATCACCATCACTTTCTCCTGGTAAGGCTATGTCTTGATTTCCCCACAAGCTAGATTCCGTAATTTGACCATCTGCATTTGGAAATATATCGTTAGATAAATTTATAGGGACATTATAAGCTTGTATATTTTGAGTAGGCATATTATTTATTTTAATTAATCATTAATTAGCGTTATGAAACATATCCTCCGTAACCTTCAATATCAGTTGAACCACCCTCTATTTTTAATGTAGCTGCATTTTGAGCACTAACAACATTATTTACAGCAACTGAACTAGTTGTTGTACTTGTTGTTCCACCACAACTATTTGTTACGGTTGTTTCTGTTGTTACTGTTGATGTTCCATCTCCATTATCTGTAGTCGTTACTGTTTCTGTAGTGACTATACAATTATCGGTACCACTAAGAACTGTTGTACTAACAACATTTGTACCTATATTTTCAACGGTTCCCTCTAAGTAACCTAAACCTTGAACGCTAAATTCATTTAAGTCTTTGTCTGTTATCTTTCCACGCTCATCTCCATCTATTTTATTATACCACTTTCCTTCTTTTTCTCTAAACTCGTGAACAGATCCTTTTAGCGACATGTCTGTAGTTATATTGCTAACCCACCATCCATCTTTAGCACTTAGATTGTAATATTCTTTGTCAGTTAACTCTAATAGATTGTTATTAGAATCTACAACTTGTTCTGTTGTGAATTGTTTTACTAAACCTTGTGATCCTTCGTAGTTAACACTTGTAAAAGATTTAACAGCACCTGGCATGTCATTAAATAAAACATCAACTTGTGAATTTTCACAGTACTCACTTAACTCTGATAATTGTGGTTCATTTGTTATAAATTCTCTTGGAGCATAAAAAGTATTTCTGTTGGCAACTTTTCCATAACTTAAGCTAGATGGGTTATCATTAATTATATCCACATTATGCTCCCAAGCCGTAAAAGATGTTTGATTGGTTGTTACACCATTTGGAATTGTAGGTTTCAATTGTTTGGCAGCTATATATTTTCCACCAACAGTTACTCCGGCTTCTGGTATAAAAGATTTAAAACTAACCCAGCCTTTTGACGCTTCGCTAAAAGATACAGTAGTGTCTTTTTGTTGCGATATTCCAAGATTTGATTTGTAATCAAGTGTTAAATTGTATTCACCGTTTACTCCATCAAAAGTTCCTAATAGTATTTTTGCTTTTTTCAAATTATTTCTAAACCAAGTTTTCATACCAACACTTGATATTGGCGTTAATCCGTTTCCAGATAATCTTAAAACAGCACCTCTCTGCATGTCTGTAAAGTATAGTCTAAATTGATCCCAAGCTAATGACTCTGGATTATTAGATATTCCATAGTCACCTGAAAATGGTATTGCTGTACCAAGAACTCTATTTGTTGCTGTTAATTGAGCATTACCATCAGCATTAAATAAAGCATCCTTATTGGTTATAACTTTTAGTATTTTATCTTCAGTAAATGTTACTATATCATTGTCACGTGTTTTTAATGCTTGAATAGATCCATAAGAAGGATTTATGTCTTTTGTTATTTTTTCTGCTTGATTAAACTCATTTAAATTATTAACACCTGATGTAGAGTTAAATATACCAGAATATATTAATGATGATTTTTTATGCTCTTCACCAAACTCTAAAAATGTAGTAGAAACACTAACACCATTATCTATTTGAGGAGCATTAAAGTCATCACGTATTCTATCAGATTCAACACCATTACCAAAAGACCAACAATTGTGCCAAGATAACGTTATTGGTTGTTTCCAAACCTTAGGATCAACTTTAAAAAACCCGGTCCAAGCATTAGTTCCGTCGTTACTAGTGGTTTTTCTAAATCTAACTTCAGCTCTACTATCTAGAAAAGTAAAATCGTTACCACTAATAGTAACTTCACCATCTCCATCAAAATACATGTCTTCTGGATAACACCAATTAAAACTAGTTGTATCAAATTGTAAGTCATTTCCATCCTTGTCTATTGGATAAACTTTTGGAGCAAATGGTATTTTAGCTATAGTTTGCATTCCGTCTGAGTGTTCAAAAGCAAAATACCTATATGGACTAGAACCAGTTGGTACTATTCCATTGTCGCTACTTATTTCAATATCAAGTCCACTTTCTTGGTCAGTAAATGTTCTAGCGTACATTCTATATGTTGGATTTTCTAAATCTGTTTGAAATTGTATTCCGACTATAACATCCGCCTCGTGATATCCAACATAAAACACTTTGTGATTAATACCATAAGTAAAATCAACACTTGTTTCTGCATTTTCACCACTTTTTAAAGTTACCTTACAATCTAATGGAATGAAATCCGTTGCGTTTTCACTAGTTAAATTCATTGGTATTGCATCAGACGCTTCATAATATAAGTCTAATCCAATATCTTCTTTTGGTTCTGTTTCAAAAACAGCAGCATCAGCACTTGGTATAACAGCTTGTGGATCATCCATGTTAGTCATAACAGCACTTATAGGCATAGACTCTCTAAAATCATGACATAGTTCTCCTCTAGGATCCCAATCAGTTAAGTCAACACCTCTAGTTCCACCATCACGTAACAATCCAACTGTTGTGTCAAATTCTCTAAATTCAATTCTAAACCCTTGTCTATAGCATTGATCCTCACCAACATTACACTCATTACAAGTATTAGTAAAATCCAAAGGGCCGCCAATCAATATATTTGCTAATGTTGGACCAGAGTTGTTTTGAGCCACCTGAAGCGCTGTGTAAGTAGATGTTCCGTTGTTATTTTCGTTCCAATCACTATCAAGTGAACTGTAGTTCTTAGCATCATTCCATTCATCAAAACCATCTCCAACTATTTGATATACTCTATCGTTTGGATCTCCAGCAAATCTAAATTTATTACCAGGTTGCGTCATATAGTTTTTAAACGCGAGCTCATCACCTGTCCAACCCCAGTTATTTAATATAGAGAAACAAATTCTACCAGCTTCAGCATTTATAGTATTATCAAACCCAAGACCAGATTTATAACCTTGATCTAATCCAGTTGGTTTATAATAATATTGTGAATTTGTAGTTCCAGCGTCATCATCTACATTGTTATTTGCAACATCCTGTTCTACTCCATCACTACCTCCCTCTAATTCCATGAATTTTGCTCTAGCGGAATCAATAAATATTTTCGTGTTATTATTATTGTTTACTTGATTAATAGTCCAACCCCAAAATCGCTTAGTCATTCTAGCCCAATTAACTAAACTATCTGTATCATTAAACGCATTTTCTTGATATTGACTATTACCACTTAAAGCACAACCTAGCCCTAAAAATCCTCCAGCATTTTGAGGAGTGAGATCACCACTGAATGGTCCATTTCCGTTGTTCCAATCTGAATTTATTTGCGTAAGACCAGCTACATTATTAGAAGAACTATTATCAGAATCAAATCCAGCATCTCCACTTTCAATAGCCGCAGCACCAGTATTACCACTATCAGATTCTTTAAACCAAGTATAATTACATCTAGGACCTGGTGATGTTGCTGTTGCACTAGCTGGATTAACATCTTGACTATCTACATAACCAACTAACCATGTAGTAGAATTATAGAATTGTATAGAGTCTGACACAAAGTTCATTACTCTATCTTCTAATGCAACATCTTTTTCTAATTTAACAAAAAACTTACCATCAAATTGAGCTTGAGTTGTATTAACTACATCTTCTTTAAACTCAACAAAATACTTTAAGCCAGCTGTGTCAAGACTACTAGATTCAAAAAAAGATAACATATTAGCTGAAGTATTAAATGCTTTTCTCCATCTAATTATACCTTCGGTATTATTATTTGTAGTTCCATAGTAAGTTATAGTACGCCACTGAGTACCTTTTCTTTCGTTATCACCAGCCACACCAACTATTCTAATCTTTAAATCTCCTTTTGGCTGATAGTTCATTAAAAAATCATTCCAACCAGACAATCTTAAACTAGTTTTTTGCATTAATAAATCTGGTGCCACTGATGATGTATCAGGGTTAGCTGTTGAAAATACACCAAAGTCACCACTATTTGCATCTTCAGCGTAGTCATCTTCAAGTATTTCAACTCTACCCATTATTCTAGGTTCAACTCTTATAAAATCTGGTGGTTCGTTTGCTATTGATATAACCTTATATCTTGCTCTTTCTGTAACCGGTGTTGGTTGACCGTGAGTTGATTTTAAATTCAAGTAAGTTGATTCATCGACTTTATTTCTATCAGCAGAAGCAAAAGCTATCCATAAATTACCATCTTCAGCCTCATACCACCTATCCATTATAAGATTGTAATATTCGTTCGATGTTTCTTTTACGTAATATTTTACGTATTCTATCCAGTTTTCTGGAGATGATGATATTACTCCATAATCCCATATTTGCTTTAATTGAAATCTATTTCTCATAGACGAAAAAGCTTTCTCAACACTAACATCACCAGACTGCATGTCCTGACCATCTGTAGTGCCTAGTCCTTCTAGATAACCACCTGTTATAACTGGAGTTTCTCTACCGTACTTATCTCCAAATACCATACCCCACTTATAATTTCTAATAGATTTGACTGATTTTTTCGGCGCTGTTTGACTTGGAGAATCATCACTAATTAAGTTTTGCTCTAATCCTATTGCGCTATCTATATTATATCCTTGAACATAATTACCAAAAACTATTCTATTAGCTGCTATTTCTTGAGCTAAAGCTCTTCTTGGCACATTATCCCAAGCTCTAAGTAGTTGATTTTTTTCAACAACCCTATGTATCATTTCTGATGTTATAGTTAATTGACCAAAAGCGTTATTACTATTATCTTCATTTAAAGTGAACTCGTCCCACTCTGGATCTCTTCCTCTTCTAATAGTTTTAACTACATAACAATTTGGTGATTCAGTAGTTTTCCACAATATATCAACCTCAGAAACATCAAGAGGTCTTGTTCTTTGATATGGAATAAAATCTTTTACTACTAAACTTCTAACAGTGTTTACCATTCCTAAATTGTAACCTTTTTTATGATTAAAATCATATTTACCAGGTAAAAATGCTAACTCAGACCAAGGGCCAAAACTAGAGTATTCTCCGTCATCATACTTGTACCGACAAGCAAATCTACCCATTTTTAATTCAAATAAAGGATTTCTTTCTACTAAAGTAACCGTCCAAACACCTGAGTTATTAACAAAAGAATTAGCTGGAATATAATTTGTACTAACTGACGTTATTGTTACAGTTAAAGATTGAATTCCATCATATGTATTTATCGTACCCCTTATTACTGCTCTATTTTCAACGTCTGTTATTTCTTCAGTAAATGTTAATATATCATTAAACGTCCAGTTTAAATCAGCTAATAATGTGTCATTAATGGTTACTATATCGCCTACACTAAAATTGCCATCATTTCCTAAGAAATCATTAACTAAACCAGTTACGGAACCTGAACCTTCTCTTGTTGAAGCACTCATTTCTATTGATGGTGCTTTTGTTGGAGCTTTTCTAATAACAGTGATGTGTTCTTTTTTAATATCACCTCCAACGCTTGGAGATAATATACCACTTTCAGCGTCTGATAAAGATATAATATCACTTGATGATATTGGATCATTGATCATTAGTTGAGTATGATCTTTCCAAAAGTCGCTAGTAGATTTTGTACCTGCTATACATTTTTTAATATTAATTTTTTTTGGTTCATCGTTATTGTCTGTCCAAAATAAAAAATCATCAATTAAACTTATTGCAGATATTTTTCTATCTTGATCAAAGTTTAATACACGATCAGGATATTCAAATATTATATTACCAATTGCGCCCCAATTATTTCCACCACTTATACTTCTTTCTTGCACTAAGTTTATTTGATAACCATCATTAGTAGCCGTATTATCTATAATATCTTGTATTTCAAAAGTTAATAATGGAGCATACGAAACTCCACCCGAACCAAAGCATTTAGCTTTCATTCCAACCCTCAGATCACTGGCGTTATCCATTCTTAATTGCTGAATATTTTCAGGTAAACCTGGATCTTGAGCTCCAAAAAACCCAGCTAAACCTTTAGCTTGACCTATTACAGCGTACTTATCTACAAAAACAGGTCTTATTTTTATTTTTTCAGTTCCACTTCCCGTGTCAACCTCAATAATAGTATCTACAAATGTTTTTATTGTTGTAAATCCACCTTCTGTATTATTTTTAACTTTCTGTAAATCTAAACCAGCTATAAAGAAATAAGCTTTATTAGTTTTTTCATCTGCAATACTACCAACAACTGTTGGTTTATTTGTATCATCTGTTTTGTATGGTTCTTCATGATAAACTTTTGAAAATATTTCTTGCGTTCCTTGAACGTTTTGAACAGTACCAGCATTACCAACACCGTCAGCATCACCATCAGTTGTTCTAACCTGAACATTCATCGCATGTCTATATTCGCCATTAGCAACAAGTCTCTCATCGAGATCTTTATTCATCTTTGCTCCAGCAAAATTATTTTTAATTTCCGGCATAATATTATTTTATTTGTTTACCCATACCTTTAATGACCTGAGTAAATTCTTCTATCTTAATATTAGATAATCTAATTTTTGCTTTTCTAGTTTCAGCAAACTTTTCTCTTTTAAATCTTTGTATAATCATCTCTGGAATACCTGTTCTAACTGAAAGTAAACCATAAGCTATAGATTTGTAAACAGCTTCTTCAGCAAACTTATGTACAAGCATTTCTTCATCTGTACCTAAACCATCACTTACGTATTTTAATATAATCGTTTTACCTGATAGATTAGAACTAAAGTGTATAAAGTTTTTTAAAGGATCAATATAAAAACTACCATGCTCATGAGCGTGTTGCGGATCTAATCCATATCGTCTACCTCTATAATCTAATTCCATGTCTGTTGCGTCAGTTGCATTTGTAGCTTGTGTACTACCAACTTGAGCCTCGTAATTCTGCCAAGTATTACTTTCATTAGTTTGCTCAATTAAACTATCTAATGCTCCATCGTTATCAACATCACTATATTGATAAACACCATCTGTATCTTGAGTTATTGAAAATGGGTTTGATGTTTTACCTGTTGGATATAGATTTTTTTCAATACCATCAGAACCAACTGTTGTTAATTTAACATAATTAACATAATCCTGTGGCAGTATCATTTTTAAACTTCCTGGAAGTTCTATCTCTTGAGACTTAATAGATCTTAAAACATCATAAGAAAGTTCTTGTATAGCTCTCATGGCATGAAACTGAACATCAGTCCTATTAACTTTTGATATTATTTTACTTTCTCCAACATAAGAAAACATAAATGCACTTATTATATTGTCTAGTGTGGTAAACTGGTAATTACCATATAAGCCAGGGGTTGTGTAATATGTGTTTTGGTTTTGATTATCTAATAGTCCCATAATTAATCATTTTGATCTTGTTTAGTATTAGCTTTTTCCGCCATAGCAACCTCAACAATTCCAGGTTTTTGTATTATGACTCCAGCTAATTGTAATATTCTAGTTACTAAAGCTTCTTCTTCTGATGGATGTAAAGAAAAATGTTGACTTGCGGAAGACGAGCCATTATATAAAGCTCTTCCTTTAACAACAACATATCCCCAATTAGGAGTTGAAGGTTTTTTCCAGTAATCTATTCTGTAATACACGTTAGTACCTGTTGAAGGCACTGGAAATATAGAGATGGTATTGCTAGTTACAATATATATAGGTCTAGCAAGTGACGGTGCTAACAAAGGATTAGCTATAGCATTTATATATTCTTTTTGATTTAATTCAGTAACTTCACGTCCAGTAATAGCATTATTAACATCACTAGTTGAAATTGAATCTATATAATATGAATTACCTGGTATTCCAACCGTTCCAGTACCACCACCCTCTATTAACACATTGGTTGTTGCTTTAAATGGGTACATTTTTTTATGAAGTAACTCCATTTCATCTCCATGGTTTATATTAGTTTTAGGTTTTTGATAAGCCATTTTTAAATCATAAAAATATGTATCAAATATTTCCATTTGAGCTTTATCTGCCATAAGGTTGAATTCTTGAGGTGTTATATAACCTCTTTGCTCTTTATTAGCTAAAGCTAAAACCTTTTGATATACTGTATCTATATTTACCATTTTTATTTATTTTTATAAGGAAATTGTTTATTTAGAAATTCTTTCCTTTTTTCACATCCACAATCTTTTATTCCAGCTGCGTCTGTCATTAGTTCCATAAGTGTTTTTAATCCTGTAGCTTTAGTTATTTTTTCTACAGAATCTCCTAATCCTTTCGATTCCATAATAATATCCATTTTACTTTATTATAGTTACATAATAACGAGAAAGGTTAGCATCTAAATAAAAATAGCCACTCCTTTCGGGTGGCTATCTCTATCAGTTAAAAGATTATTAGTTTAATCTTTTTTCTATATTTGAATATATTTCCATACCTTCGTCGGTTTTAAACCAAGCAGCTAACGCTGAATATGGATGCTCATCAAATGGAACTGTCATTATTTTTCTATTAGTAGAACTCCATAAAAAGTATCTTTGATCATTAGATAATTTAATTACTCCAGCTTCAACAGCTTTTATACCAAAATTTCTAAGTTGAACATTATCGTCTGTAGTTAACTCTATAAATAATCTAGGGTTTGATCTAGCAAATAATAGTAAATCTCTTTTAAGTTCTTTAGAACTCATCTTAGATACCTCAGATCCCTTTTCTACTCTCATAATAGCTTCAGCCATATCAATGTCCATATCCTTAGCTATACCTAAAGCCGTAACTTCAAACTCTAACCAATCTAATTGATTTTCAGCAATCTTAACTGGATTATGCTCGTAGAACAACTTGCCCATATGTGGGTGGTATAATGATAAAAACTTTTGTAGAGTAACTTTTTCTTTAGGAACATATAATGCTCCACTTCTAAAAACAATATGTTCTTGCCTTTGATCCCCTTTCATTTCGTCAACAAAAACAGTTCTTTGATTTTGACAGTATTTTATTTCTCTTTCATAACCAGCCTCTTCATCAAACCAAAATAAATTTGCACTTCTGATTGAATATGATAAAGGTTTTCTCTTACTTTTCAAATAATAAACTCTATCTTTTATTTCCCATTTAGGTTTTAGTTCAGTTTTAACTTCTTTTTTTATCTTAGGAGTTTCAACTACCGGCTCTTCCATAACAACCGTTTCTTCAACTACAGGTTCTTCAACCTTAGTTTCTTTATTTTTCTTTGCCATAATATAATATATAATATAATTAATAAAAATATAAGGGCGATACTAGACCGCCCTTATAAATAAATAGTCTTACTTCATTAACATAAAGTTGTTTGCACCTTGTGTGATTAAACATCTTTCTGATAAGAAATGTACTGACATTGCATCAAGCGCTGATGTAGCAGCTCCAACTGAACCAGTAACCCAAGATTTCATCTTTCGGTCATCAGTTTGAGAAGCTCTATATCTAACGTGTAAGAATGGTCGCTTCATGTTTGAACCAACTTGTTGGTCATAAACAGTAGACATACCAGCTGGTATCATAACACCTCTGATTGCATTTGCACCAGCAGCATCATTAATTCCACCTCTTGTAGCTTTGTCATTTAAGTATCTGAAGTCAGATTTATAGAAGTCATAAGAACCTCTTCTAAATCCTGAGAAACCTAAATTTAATGCCATATTCTCGTCGTTGTCAAATACTCCGTAAGAAGTACCTCCAGCTCCGTAAGAATTCATTGAAGCAAGCATGTCATCGATAGCTAAACTAGTAGCACGATTAACAAACATCATGTATTCTTCAATAGCACCTTGTTTGTCAAACTCAGCTAATATAGCATCGAATTCAGCTAAATCAGTAGCAGCGTTAACACCAGTTACACCAGAAGTAACATTACCTCTTGAAGTAATAGCAGCAAATAAACCTTCTGTACCAACTCTATTAGCACCACCAGCAGAAGAACCTGCTAATATAGTAGCACCATCAAGTAATGATCCAGCTTCGTTTAATTCACCTTCTAACATTGCCATTTCAACGTGATCAGTAAATCTTAGTCTAGTTTCAGATTCAGCTTTTAAATACCAAAGATATCCAGAAGTACCATCTTCAGCTGAAACTTCAACCCAACCAATTCTAGATGCATCAGATCCTGATACTTCGTAGTAATCTTTCATTATAATTGGTTTGTTACTAAAGCTTTTGAACGATGGTTCATTACCTCCTCTTTGCTCAGTAGTATTAGTAGTACCAGCATCAGCTACATAACTCATACCTTTACCATACTCAGAACCAATAACTAATAAAGTACTTTCCTTTGAACCTGTAGCAGCTGGTACAGCACCAGAAGCTTCAGCTGTATAAGGAACTACATCTAAAACAGCGCCAGCTACAACTGTTACTAAACATTTGTAAACTCCAGCTGAGTTAGCTATAATAACCATATCGTTAACTCTAACACCGTGATTTGCAGCTGTCATACTTGTCTGATCGATGTCATCTTCAATTGTAAACTGTGAAACGTTAGCTGTACCACCGTCACCAGTAGCTGCACCCGCTGTAGCAGAGTTTACGTTACCTACATAAGATAGATGTAATCTACCTTGTTCTGACCAAATGACCTGATCTGCGGTCATAGCCTCTTCTGCGCCGACTTGTGCTAAGAAACCAGAAATTGTTCTAGGTCCGAAAACCTCAGCTTCTTGCTCCATTAAGTCTGGCACGTATTGTTGTCCCCATCCACTTGTGGACGAAAGATCTAAATAGTTTGATGATAATGCTTGTTGCACTGGTGCAGGCACACTATTCAAACTACCTCCTGCAGTAATTGCCATAATAATTAATTTTTAAATTGTTTTTAATTCTTTTTTTTAATCTTAAAGGATCTGTTTTTTAAATCAGCAGAAGATTGACCTAACACCCTAACTTTTAAACCACCAGCATTTATTTCACCGTGAGTTTGTCTAGGATTAAGATCAATATTTTTATCTTTAGCAATAGATTCTTTTATTGCATCAGCTTTTCCTTGTTCGTAGAAATGCTTAGCGATAGTATCAGCATTCATTGCTGTAAATAAAGATTTGTGATATCCTTCAGCATCATCAATAGTTGCTTTGTCTTCACCAACAAACTTGTTGATAAAATTATTAATATCACCTTGCGTGTTTTTTACTTCATCAACATCTTTAACATTAAACCTAAATTTTTTGTCTCCAACTTCGTAATCAAAACCTTTGAATTCTTTATTGAAAACTTTGTCAGTTTTTTGTAAAAATGATTTTTTAGTAGTTTCACTTAATCTGCGTTGTTCTTCAGATTCCTTTTTGTATCTATTAAAGAAGTTTACAGCTTTTTGTTGATCTTCTGTCAATCTACTTCCAGCTTTAATTTCTTCATAGTATTTAGACTTTTGCCTGTCCAAGTGGGCTCTAGCCTCGGCAACTTGCTCTTTGAGGGCTATTCTTTTTCTCTTAATGTCTTTAGGATCGTCTTCCTCTTCATCATAACCAAATGATTCTTGTAATAAAAATCCTCTTTCTTCTGGTGTTAGATGAGATTTAGTTTTACGATAATATTCATCAAGTACATCAGAGTCATCCATTTTAGATAAATCTCTGTTTAATTCTACGTAGTCTCTTAAATCACCACCTGTTTCTTCCATGAAACTTATAAGTTTTTCAACCTTTTCAGGTAATGGCCTTCCAGTTTGTTGAGCTTCAACAATAGCTTCTTGAACTTCTTCTTCAACTTTAACTACCTCTTCGTTTGTAACATCTTGTACAACTGGTACTTCTTCTTGCTCAACAACTTTTTCTTTGACTTCTGGTTCAGCATTGACTACGACCACCTCTTCTTCGACGGGTTTTTCTTCTACCTTTTCGTCTGTTACTGGTGGTTTTGATAAATCAACTTTTGTAATAGTTTCTTTTGGTTTTTGCATTTTAACCTTAGTTATATTACTCTTTTTTTCGTTTTTAGTCTCTTCGACTTTTGGTTCTTCAACCTTGTTTTCTTTTTTTGCCATAATAAAATTTTATAAAATATTAAATGTTAACGAGGACCAAACTGGCCTAATCCACCTGACCCTCCTGTAATTATATCATTACCTGATGATTCAAAACCTTTAACGGAATCACCTGATTTTCTTTGCTCTACCATTCTACTTTGATGAACAGCTTGTCTATCTACTCTTTCGTCTTTTCTATCTTCTCTTGTAGATTCCATTCTTGAAGCTATTTCTTGTTCTTGGTTTTTTATCTTAGTATTTAATTCAAACTCCAACATCATTAATTCTTTTTTAACTATTGCTTCTTGATTTAAGAATTTAATTTTTAAAGAATTTCTTGTTCTTTCTAGGTTTTCTTCACTTTGAGCTTTTGCTTGATTTTTTTCAATTTCAACCTTAGCCGCTTCCTGTGCTGCCATTTGTGTTTGTTGACCTTGCATTTGCATGTTTTGTGCTGCAATAGCTTGATCTCTTTCCATCTTCTTTTTTCTTTTCAACTTCAGTAGTTGATTTGCTAACTTAACGTTTTTAACTTCACGTAAATCGATTGCATCATCTAAATCAATCATTTTTTGAGCTAAAGCTTGCTGTATATTATTTTCAAGAACTTGTTTTTGTTCATCATCTGGTTGAAGTTCTATAAATATACCAAAGTCATAAAGATGTAATTCACTTATTTCTTCAAGCGTTGCTACATTATGTGATCCAATAGCTTGTATAAATGCTTTCTTTGTTGGAGAGTATTCTATTATGTCAGCTACTCTTAACGATAAACATTCTGATGCTTCAGCAGTTAAATATAACATAGAGTTTAATATATGTCTTGTTGCTGTATTAGAATTTGCAGCTGCTAATTTTTGTACACCAACTAAAGCTCTTTCATCTGGAACACTAGCATCTCTAGCTTCATTTAATCCTGTCACATCTCTTATCATTTGTAAATAATAATTATATGTTTGGATTAGAGCTTGAAGCTTACCACCACCAACACCGTTTTGTATTTGTTGAATAGGTACTTTTCCTGGATTAGGATCTCCTTCTGTTGTTAAGCTTCTACCAATAACAGAACCAGTTTGGAAAAACATGTTAAGTGCTTCTTGTGGATTATAGTTTGTTCCATTACCTAAATCAACCTCTGCTAATCCATCTGCATCAAGATATACACCATCTGGTACCATTCTTGCCATTACTTGTTGCAGTTTTAAGTGAGTTAACTGAATCATGTCAGCAAAACCGGTTATTCTACCAACTAGTGACTGTATTTTACCATCGTACATTCTAGGTGCTACAATTTGGTAATTCATTTTAACTCTACTAAAATCAGAATCGGATCTCATCATGTTTGGCATCATTCTCCATTTTAATAATTTGTCTGCACCAAGAATATAAACACCTTCGAATAAAACTTCAACAACTCTTTCTAATTTTTCAAAGTTTCCTTCTTGTTGTTTTTCTTCTGGAGGATTAAAGTTTTCATCTTTTTCAATAACTTTTTCAGTACCACCAAGTGTCTTTTTTAACTTATATACATTATTAGAATGTGTTTTATAGTTAAAATACAAAACATTAACTTTGTTTTTATCTCTATGTGGAGTGTGCTTTAGTGGATCTCTAGATTTATCTACAATTTCTTTTATATCTTCTTCAGTTAAATCTCTAAACTCTTTAACTAGTTCATTAATAGGTATTTCTTTTACCTCGCCAACATAATATATGTCTTCAAAATAAGGTGAATCAGTATGAGAATAAACTAAGTTTGCTGGATCAACATATTTTACTTTAGCACCATCGCTAAAATCAAAGGTTGTTTTAGTTGCTCCAATACCTATAGTACATATATCATATATAGCTCTTCTTCTTATTAATTCATAATCGCTACCTTCTAATAAAACATTTATTGCTTGTTCTTCTGCTAGTTCAACAGCTTGTTTGTAGCTAAGCTGCATGTGAAGTTTTAATTCTTCTTCTGTATCTGGTAATTTAGTAGGATCAGTTTCATAAAGATCTACGTTAAACTGAGCTTTAGCTAATTCATTAAACTCTTTAGCTCTCATATCTCTTAATATGGTTTCCATGTATTCAGTTCGCTTGTTAATACCATATTGATCTTGTGCATAGCATTTAACATCAAATGTTCTTTGTGCCATTCCATTTACAACAATATCAACAAACTTAGATATTATTGGTACAGGCTTCCAATCTAAATTAAGATATGATAAATCACCATTAATTGATAATTCATTTTTATATTTTTCTATAGATTGTTCTCCTCTAGCATAAAGTCTTAAGCTATGAAAACTATCTAAGTTATTTCTAAATTTATTTCTATTTCCTGAAAACCATTCGTGCCTAATAGCTCTAGCTATTTTTAAACCATAGTCTTCACTAAGTTTTTCTAAATCACTGACCGCTTGGGAGGGAAAATGTACAACAGACTCTGTTATCATATTTTTTGTTTTATTATTGTTGATTGAAATCCTTTGTTATTATATTTTGCTATATTAAGATTTACCACCTTTTTTGTTCTATCTGGATTTGGTTTGTACAAATGTCTATTACAAGCCATTATAGCTAATCCAGAACTTATAGAGGCATCATGCTTTGTTCTTTTTGTTATATCAAATTTAGACCAATCGTTTAATGTTTCGTTAAAATACATTGCGCCATAATTACCTTCTTCTATCATTCCAACGTGGTCATTTATATATGTTTCAATAGCAGCAGCGTGCGCTTGCTTAATATCTTCACTTGAGTTTGGTATTCCACCAATTTCTCTTTCTGCAACTGAAAGCTTGTTTAAAGCTTTATCTGGTCTATTCATACTAAATGCTCTATAACCTCTTCTACGTAAATAGTACAATAACCTTGGTTTATTATTCTCTGCTAATAGTGGCATACCATAAAATACTAGTGCCATTAGTACATCTTCAAAAAATATATCAGCTGTTTGAGGTCTTGCTATATATTCTAAAAAAAAAGTGTTAGCTGGAGCATCTTCCATTGAAAACTTAGTTAATCCGTGTAAAGCTCCTTTCGATCCAGTTCCATCAACTGTTCCTGATATATCGTATGAGTCACAGCCAAAAGCTCCTAAGTGTTCATTTCCTGGATATTTCATTCCATTTTTAATTATCACACTATTTTGTAGTTGTGATTTTGGAACCCAACTTACTTTAAATCTACCATTTGGATCTGGACTAAATATTACTCTAGTATCTTTTACTCCATTTGTCCATTGGAAGTTTCCAGTTGTTAATACAGATGAGTTTCTATTTCCTTCGTTATAATCTATTTGTTCGTATATCTTTACTAAATTAAATAAACTATTACCTGTTTCATCTCTAAATGCATGTTCTTCACTTCTTGGAAATTGACGATAAAATTCATTTAAAGCGTCTTGGTCATCTTTTAATCCATCAGCTTCGTTATCCCAGTGATCTATAACACCGTAATCTATCTCTACTCCATGTGGATCAAATGTTTGTTTTTCTGGAGTATTGAAAACAGGTTGTCCGAATTCATCAATGAATCCTTCGTAATTCCATTCCATAGGAATAAACAAAGAATATAATCCCGACTTAGTTTGTCCATTTCTATTTCTCTTTGTAACATCTGAGTTATTATATAAGTTCTTAAAATTATCCCCACCTTTATCTAATGCGTTACTTGTTGATCCCATCATACACTTACCTATAATCCTACTACCTAATCGTAAACAAGTTTTTGTTACTCTCCAGTTGTTTTTTATATTATCAGGTCTTTCCCATTTACCACTTTCATCATGAACTAGTAAATTTAACTTTTCACCGTCATAACTATTATCACCTGTATTTTTCCAGTCAATAGTTGTATCAAGACCCTCCATATCATCTTGTTCCTCACGTTCCCTCATTTTTTTACGAGTAAACTTTTTTGCTGGTACTCTATATGCTAGTTCAGACTTTGGACGATCCATACCGTCTTGTATTGGTTTAAAGAAAAATGGATAGTTTAAACTAATAGGTACAACCTTGTCAGTAAACATCTTTTTAGCATCGGCACCTGTTTTAGATAATATACCAAATCTACTATCACTTGATATTGTAGCTTGATTAACTGTTTCAGATGAACTCATAAAAGAAAAACCAGAACGTCTATTCTTTAAATAACACATTCCATAACTTCTATTATCTGCTTTGCAAGCCTCCCAAAATATAAAGAACAATCTGTTTGCCTCTCTAAAATCTGGAGCTCCAACATCAATCTTACTCCACTGTAGATACATATAATGTGTACCTGTTAAATATGTTGATTTACCATTATTCATAAACCAAAAACCCTCTTCTCTTCTTTTAAACTCTTCGTCTATATATCCATAATGTTTTTCTTTAAAATCATCTGGATAATCTTGCCAATCAAATACCGTTTTAATTCTTTTAAAATCAGGGTTAGGTGGAAATTGTTTCCACTTTTGCTCTGATTGTGTATCACTACAAGAATAAACTTTATTTGGTTGTTTTGGTAAAGCTATTTGAAAACCTTGTATTTCAATAATATCACCAATCATTCCTGTTTTAGATATTACAACAATATCGTTTTCTTTGTTATAACCATACTCCCACTTTTTAGACTTGTTAAGTCTTTTTATAGTGTTTTCTTTTATAGGATTTACAATCTTATATAGTGTTTGTTTATACATTATTTAGATCTTCCTTCTGCGAATCCTTTAAAAGCTGTTTTCTTTTCTTCTTCTATAGGTTTTCCTTCTAACATTGCTTCTTCTTCGTGGATTCTGTTTAATATTTCAAAAGCATCGAATATAGCTAGTTTCTTTGTAGCTGCAGCATTCTTTAATCTATCTGCTGATATATCTTCGTCTGAATCAACTATTTCTTCTCTAGCAACTTTAATTAGCTCTTCAACTGCTTTGTGCCCAGCTTGGATTATATTCTTCTTCGTTTCCTTGATATTCATATTTAATTGTAATAAATTTATTTAAAACCCTATATAATCTTTCTCCATTAATAACGAACTCATATTCACTACTTGGATTAAAACCGATTAATTCTTCTTTTTTAAAAGTTCCATCAGAATATTTAATTACTCCAACTAATGGTCTTTCTTCATCTGCATTAAATTTACTTACAGACTTAATGGGTTTTACAAAACTATAACCAGGTGTAGCAATCCAATTGTTTCTTTTGTATAAATATATTTGATCTGATGATATTATATACTTATCTTCTTTCCAATAAGATCTACTATTTTTTTCAACACCTTTCATATTTAGCCATCTTCTAAATATGTTGTGGTGTACTATTACCTCATCACCCACGTTAATAGGTGATTGAAATAATAGTGGAGTAGCGATTACTTTTGCTTTTCTATTTACGTATTGATGATTAAATATTTCTGTATTAAGCACTAGTTCTTTATCACCAACTTTTTTAGAATTATTATAACGTTTACCAATAGGCGACACTATAAACTCTTTGTAAGCTTTCATTAGTATTCTAAATTATACTCAATAGATATAGCCATATTTTTATTAAAATCTTTCCAAGGTATAACTATATCACCTTTTCTAATATAAATACAGTATTTGTCTTCTTCTTCTACTATATCACAGATTTTATGACCTCCATACACTTCCTGTCCAACAGAGTAGTGCATGGAATCATTTTTGTAATCTTTACCTATAGTAATTTTTCTGATGATATTATTTTTCATCTTCATTTTCTTTAGGCCAATTTATAGTTCCGTCAGTTAAGTTTATATCATAACTACCATACTCCTTTACCATCTTATCTTGAACCATTGATATAGTATCGTTGCCTAAAGCCAGTTCGTGTAGAAGTTTATGTTTTTGAGATTCTAATCTACCAATATTAAATTGCAAAGCGTTAATTTTGTTTGCTATTGCTAACATTTCATCTAAGTGTTCTTTTGAAACCTTTTCTTTTCTTTCTACTACGTCTAATATTTTTTCTTTTGTTTTTGCCATTGTATTTAATTTTATTTAATTATATTTATTTATCTACATAGTGTTCTAGCTGTAATAACGCCAGCACTATTTACTTGTATGTTAAAGTATGTTACTACGCCATCGAATATTCTATAATGGCCAGCAGTAAATGTATTTGGGTTTCTAGCTCGCTTTGATTTATACATTATATCATTAACAGCTGGTACCGAGGCACCTCCGTTATAATAATAAGTTATATTAGTTGCAGGCGCACTTCTACAAGTATCACTTGCAGCTTGAACTGATCCTGCTATAGAACGGTAGTCTTTTGCAGCTACAACTTCTTTACGTCTTTTTACTAATACAGGTTTATTCTTACCTCTAGATTGAACAGATGAGTTTGCGTTACCTAGTGCCATTAGTACCCGAAATAAAATATTACACCTCCTGCAGTTGAAGCTGGTGGAGTAAAACTGTCCCATCTACCATATATTGTTAAACCCGCTGGAAACGATGTAGCTGAATCTGTTTCAGCCGCTCCACCACCATTACCAGCTACAGCAGTAGTATGACTAAAATAAGAACTATTAGGATCATCTGTTGATGCTACTAATGTACTTAATACTGTGGCTTCTAAAAAGGTTATAGCTACTATTTTTTTCCCAGTTGGAGGTGTTACCTCTACAGCTTCGTCACTAAAACCACTACCTAATTGCCCAAAGTTCCAGGCGGTTGCCGTTGAATTTATTCCCATTTTATTATTTTTTTATTTTTGTTCTTGATTCTTTTTAGCCGATCCACCGAAAAAGAAATCGACGACCGTATTGACTTTTGCGCTCATTGCGCCAAATATTGTAGAGATAAAACTTATCTCAAATTCTCCTAAACTTATATCTCCCATCACAAATACTCTAAACATCATAAAGCTTAAACCGAAGTACGCTGCTGTAAATAACGTTGCAAGTATTTTTTGAATAAATGCATCGTCTTTGTACATATCCCTAGCGCTCTTTCTGTCTTCGACTTCTTTTGCAAAGGCTTGTTTTTCAGCGTCGAGTAGTAACCGTTTGAGAGCATGCTTCGCTTCATCTCTTTCTTGGTCTGTCGTAATAATTTGGTCAAGTATTCCTTCTGCATTTTCTACTACTTTGCCGAATAAGCCACCTATAAATTTTCCAATCATCTGTTATTGTCTTTTATCATATCATCGATAGACTTATTCATTACCTTATCGGTGTATGACTTGTTATTAAAAAACACACTCTTTTCTGAAGTAGGTATATCTTCTTCACCTAAGAGTATTCTATAAATTCTACTAATTAAGTGCGAACACTTAAAAGAGGTTTTGAATACAGAGTATTTGATGGTTGTTCTATTTCTGTGTCTCCACGTTTCTATCCAACCATTCCTCTTTAATTTTTCCCAACGGTTCTTATCCCAACTCATAGTATATGTTCCATTGATAAAATCATTTCTTGTAAAACGCCCCTTGCAATCTAGATATATTAAGAGTTCAAGGTCTGCGTCTGTTAACCCATAAGTCTTACAGGCCCATTTTCTAACGAGCCTGTAATACTTAAGGATTTGTAAATCACGTAAATCGTGACTAGTTAATCTCAACTACTATGAGTCAAGAGTTATTGCACACGACAGTATATCTTTGTGTAAAAATATACTATTGATATCATCGCAGACAGTAATTAAACCATCTTTCATGCTACCAGTTGCTGTACATGCTCTAGCTATAGCTTCAAAAATTGCTTTTTCAACAGCAGTTCCAGCTGTAGTTGTAAGTGTAACTAAATCGTTTTCAGTTCCACCAGCACCAGTACCACCAGCAACACCAGATGAGAATCTAAGTAGAACAGCTTCGTCTGCGGCACAAGTTACAGCCGCTAATTTTGAAAGCGGGAACATTGCGATGTCATTTTCGGCGTCTACAAATAATAAAAATTTTTCCATTTGTTTATATTTTTATGATTATTAATTAATTGATTTTGATTTTTTGTTTATTGTTTATGGTTTATAGTTTATGTATAATCTACTTTAATAGATATTACATACTTTTTATAAATAGTAACTATTCTACTATAACTATATCCCTCATGCGTATAACGCGATACATCTCATCTTTATATGAAATATCATGACCTGCCATAGTATCGTAATATATTACATCACCTCTCGTTACTATTTCAACCATATTACCAACAGATACTATCTTTGCTTTTTTATACCTGTTAGTTTCGTCTGTTTCATCTGTTAAGATTAAACCTCCAACCTTTTTTGGTCCTTCTTTTACTTTATCTACTATAACGTAGTCATTAATTGCTTGCATTTTCTATTCTTATATTTGAAATTACACAATCTGCTGACATCACAGTTAAAGCTACACTTACAGCATTTTTAAGCGCGGACTTAGTTACTAATACTGGATCAATAATACCTTCATCAATCATTTTAACAAATGCACCATTTATTACATTACAACCATAACCTTCTTTCATACCAGTGTTAAGTTTTAATCCAGCATTTTCCATTATAGTTGCAAACGGTGAAGATAATGATTTTAATAATACGTTTCCAGCTTTATTGGTTTTTATTTTTTGACTAGCGTTAAGAAGAGCAATACCACCACCTGGGACGATACCTTCTTTCAGGGCCGCTTTCGTAGCGTATATTGCATCTTCTATTCTATCTTTCTTTTCTTTTAGTTCAACCTTAGAATTAGCACCTACTTTAATCATTCCAACACTACCTGATAATGTAGCTAATCTTTGTTCTAGTTTCTTTTTAATAAAACCATTCTTCTCTTCAGCTAACTTAGTATTTAACTCATCTATTCTACCTTCTATCTCGTCTGTCATTCCTTCTAGCGTTAAAATAGTATCTTTATCATTTGTAATAGAAAACTCAGCTTCACCTAAGTGTTCTGGCTTCATAAGATCTAAATCATCACCAAGTTCTTCATTTAATACTGTAGCACCGGTTAATATAGCTAAATCCTCTATAGCATCTTTCTTTGTTGGTCCAAAACCTGGAGAATCTATTATATTAATCTTTATATTACCTTTAACTTTATTCATTAATAATGCAGATTTAACTGATTGAGCAACTGGTGCTACTATTAGTAATGATCTATTGTTTTTAATAACATACTCTAATATTGACTGTATTTTACGAATATTCGGTATTTCAGATGAACATGTTAAAACAAGAGGGTTATCTAGTTCACATGTATGTTTTTCTGTATTTGTAACAAAGTGAGGTGATGTTAGTCCACAGTCTATTTGAACACCATCAACTATCTCAACATAAGTATCTTCAGTTGGTGACTCTTCCATAAGTACAACTCCATTTTTACCAACCTTGTCATAAGCTTCAGCAATTATCTTGCCTAGCTCTTTATCGTTGTTACATGATATAGAACTAACAGAAGATAGCATATCACCTTCTACTTCAACTGATATATTGTTTAAGTAGCTAATGACACTATCTAGTGTTTCATTTACTCCATCTTTAATTTCTCTTATTGTAAGACCATCTGCGACTGCAGCGTCTATTTGTTTGATTAGTGCTTCTGCTAGCACTGTAGCTGTTGTAGTTCCATCACCAGCTTCTTTAACTGTGTTTCTGGCAGCTTCTTTTATGAGTGTTGCACCCATATTCTCAACCGGATCATACAAGACTACGCTCTCTGCAACGGTTACTCCATCTTTTGTAATGACCGGTTTGCCTCTCCCATCTTCGTAGATAACACATTTTCCTGATGCACCTAACGTAGATTTAACGGCTTGGGCTAATTTATTAACTCCAGTGATAACCTTATCTTTAGCTTCACCACCAAAGTTTAGGTTTTTCACCAATTCACTTGGTAAGTTATATTCCATGGTATTATATTTTATTTGATTAAATTAAATTGTCTTGTAGGTATTATCACCTATTCTTTTTCAAATTAAGCATTTTTCTTAATAATTTTGCTTCAGGGTCTTTTGGGTCCATACCTCTTAGCTGTTCTCTTATTTTATTTTTTTGCATCTCATTAAGAGGTTTAGCTACATTTTTGTTGTATTGATGAACTTTTCTCCTATGTTTTCTTTCTTGCTTCTTAGTCATTTTATCAGTATCATCATCTCTCACTATATCCTCATTTTGATCTTTTAAAAACTTTATATCTTCTTTAGTATAGTGCTTTGGATATTTCTTCTTAGGTGGATCAGTTCTCTTTAATAATGGAGATTTTCCAAAAAATTTACTTTTAAACGTCATTGTTGTTATTTTTTTGTTCTTGTTCTTTTTCTAACTCTTTTCTTGCTTTTTTCTGTTTTCTTTTTTGATTTAGGTGTTTTCCTATTTTATAAGCTCCATGCGCAAGTGCTATAGTACCTATTGGTCCTTTTGCAAAACGCAACAATGATTTACCAGGTGTTTTTAAAGCTTGAATACCTTTTCCAACAGCTATAGCACCAGTGGCACCTAAAACTGCTTTTCCAGCAACAGGTGCAGATTTAAATGAATCAACTGCCATGTTAGCTATATGTGGTGCCATTTTGTAACCAATAGCACCTGTAATCAAATGTTGAGCAATTGATTTAAATGGGGATTTTTTAAGAAATTTTTTACTAAATTTTGACATGTTATTTATATTGTTCGTTTTGACTTAATGCAAATTTAGCACCTGCAGATCCTCTTCCGCCTCGAGCTGCTAATGCATGATTTTTAGCTTCAACAGGATCTTGCCCAGCTCTAACTTCATATGCTGTCATTGGTGATTTTTTTCTACAGCTACCTTTACTATAAGCTTTTTTACCTGGAGTAGGTTCATAACCTTTCCAACATCTAGATTTAGTAAAAGGACTCCAGCCTGATTGTTCGTATGCCATACTTTTTAATTTTTATCGTATTGCTCGTTACCATAACTACCTGGTCCTGTTTCCATCATTTTTTGTAGCTCTCTTAGTCTTTTAAGTTCAGCATCTGTAATAGTACCAGCATCTTTTTTAGCCTGTAGCATTTTAACAGTGTCATGAGGTGATTTCTTCTTTATTTTAGGAACCTTCTTGTCATTCTTCTTCATCATAGGTGAAGTTATTTGTCCCGCGAATCCATGATCTGGATTTGCTTTCATTTCACCTTTAGTTCTCTTCTTCATTGGTGAATCTAGGATTTTTTTCTGTAAGTGCTCTGGTAGTTGATCTTGATCACCTACTAAAGGTTTACTCATTGGAGATGCATCATATTGCTGTATTCCACCCATAGCTTTAAATGGAAAACCTTCTCCAGTTTTTTTATTAGGACTGTGTTTCATTTTAAAACCACTAGGTTTGCCCATAAAACCGTCAGTATCTTTTTTAAATGTTGGCATAGTTTTGTTTTTTATTATTTAATATTTATTTTTATGTTTTCCCATTGGAGAAGGGCGTGGTCTGTCTCTATTAACTAAATCACTCATTCTTTTTCTATCATCTAATCTATCTAACTCTTGATCTTCCTTCGCCATTTGTCTTCTTTTAGCACTAGCCTCAGGGTTTTCAAGCATTTTCTCAAGATTTTTTATTTTTCTTTGTTTTCTTGCTATACCTCTAGTTACACCTTTATCTTCTTTTCTTTTTATACCTTTCTTTTTTCTATCAATCTTTTTTTGTAAATATTCTTTCTCCGCTTCAACATCAACATCTTGCGAAGCATATCTCATTTCTATTTCTCGTTTATCTCGCTGATACTGCATGTCTTTCGCAGAATCAGGTCTACTAAAAGCTTCAAAACCTCTCATTTTAAATGCCATAATTGTTTTTTTAAATTGTTATTCTTTTTCAGCCTGTATTGCTGATTGTTCCCATGGATGATCTGGATGTCCCTCAGGTAATCTGCCAGCGGGTCCATCTATAACCTTTTCTCCATCAACTTCTTTTCTAAAGTATATTTTATCTTCCCACATAACCCACTCATCACCATACTGTGCTCTTCCAGATTCCATGTCGTTCATGTGTTTGAGTTCGTGTTTTATTGTTTTGTTGTACTTTTCTGTGCCTTCTTTTAATTGAGGATCTACAAATATAGTACCATCGTTATTGGCTTCAGCTAAAATACTACCTTCTAAATCTTTTTTTATTATAGGTGTATTTTGTGGGGTACGATATCCTCTTCCTTCATTTCCTAGTTTAAATTTAGCCATAATTACATATCGTTTTCTTCTCTATAGTTTTCTATAAATTCACTTAATTTTTCAATTTCTTCATCTGTAGGATTACCTAATGCTTGTCTATCCTCTTCAGTTAAACCACCTTCTTCCTCACTTTTACCAAGAAACTTTTGATATCTTTTGAGTTGCTCCATACCAGTTTCACCCCACACTTTACCAGTTTTTGCTGTATATTGTTCTTTTTCAGCATCTGATTGTTCTCTAAATCCACGTTGAGTTGCTAGTCCTTTTTTCCACTCAGCTAGTGATGAGTGAACACCGTTGAGATTTAAATCTTTTCCAGAATGTATTTGTCCATCGTTATACATTCTTTCTTTACCCATCCAATCTGTTCCAGATTCTATCCCAAATGAATAACCTTTACTTAAATCAAAATTTAATAATGATGCATCACCACCTTTCTGTCTAACTAAATTAGCTTGGTTTCTCATGAACTGTTGGAATTGAGGAGTATTATATACAGCTTCAAAATGTACACCTTGAGGCCCTGGATGCGATCCTGTTCCACTGGCAGTTGTTCCAGCGGGCGCTTGCATTCTGAATGCTCGCATATATAATTCTTCCCCAATACGTTGTTGAGCCATTTGCTCTAATGTTAACTCTGTTGGTTCACCATAACGACCTGGATTATTTATTGAACCAAATCTTTGCCCGTATTTCCACCACTTAAGTTGTAAGCCGATGCCAGTTTTATTAAGTTTTGGTAACCACTTACCTCTACCAGACTTTTGCATTTGATTCTGGTATTGTACATACTCTGCTGCATTTTCTTGTTCAGAAATTTGCATCGGTGAGTCCTTTTTTCGTGGTTTTGGAAAACCTTTTTGCTTATACGCCATATTGCTATTGTTTATTGTCCAAAAAACTCTCTAATTGGTCTGTCCCAGTCACTAAAGTTTATTTGACTTAAATCTAGGTTTAAACCTTTGCTTTTTTTCTTTTTCTTAACATTACCTTCATCTCTTCTTACTGGTTGTGGTCTTGATGGTGATCCATCTCTATCAAAACCTTCAATAGTGTCATCATATCTTAAATTATACTTATCGTAGAATTTTTTTCTAGCGTCAGTATTAATCTTTGGAGCATCATCCCATGGTATTTTACCAGTTTTTTCAGGAATTACCTCTCCTCCAGTTATTTTACCTACACTAACTTTACCTTCTTTTTCACCTGTAAGTTTAGCTTCAGGTAATCTTGTTGGTATTGCGCCTTCACCGCTAGGAATATTTAATAAAAAGTTAGTTAAATCAGCATTTTTATATTTTCCAAATTCACTTAAGTCTGAAAAACCTTCTTTACCTTCTTTTCCTAAGTAAGCAGCGCCACTAGTCCATCTATTACTATATCCTTTTCCACTACTTTTAGCTCTAACTCCTTGAAACTCGTTCGGTCTAAGTTCTATTTGAAAATCTCCTTTGTCTTTTGAGCCTTGAGTAGCTTTTAATAAACGCTCTCTTATTGCTTTATCTTTAGTAGATAAGTTTTTAGGGTTCATGCGTTTTATTTGCTCTATGTCTTCTTGTTTTAAATTGAAAGTTCCACCACCTCTTGATGAAGCAGTATCTTGGCTTGGAGTAAATTGATCACCTTGAGAGTAATTACCTTGCCAATCATCGCCTGCAAATTCTTTATTATCAAAATAATCACGCTGTCCTCCTCTAGGAAAAGTATCACCTGATTCATGAGAGTATTCACCACCAGACATAGGAAGTCTTTCACCTGTAATTTTACCGTAATCGTCAATCTCTGTACCAGCATAGTCAGATGTACCACTAGCCATCTGCTCTAATTCTATACTCTTATATAAAGTGGGTTTCTTTTTACCATGAAACCCACCATATCCTTTCATTTTAAAGGCCATATTGTATTATTTAAACGTTTTGACCACTTTCGGCCCTTTTACATACTCTAGCTTTTTAGAAAAATGTTCAACACTAAGTTCTACAGCTTGTTCTGCACCTTCCATCGTCTCCCTTCTTGTAATATCAACCCAAGAATCTTCATTTTCAGGTTTATTTACTTCTGTTTGATAATATCCGTTAGCTAATTGTGTTATTCTCCAGTTTTTCTTCTCAGCCAAGTGTTTCCACTCTTCTATTTGTTTCTCTGAAATTTTTGGTTCTGTAGTATATGTACTACTTTTATAGTATATGTATGTCATGTTATTTGGTTTTATTGTTAATTAATTGGTATAAGGACTTTCCTTATTCTATTTATCCTCTGTCAAATAAAAAGTACTCTAGTGTTCCTGCTCCGTCAGCGTCAACTGTTAGATCCATTGTGTAATCAAACGGAAAGAAAGCAAATTCACCATCTAATAATGTGAATAATCTTGCTGTATCACCAGAAGCTGTTAAATCAGCTGCTGAACCACCGTCCGCTACGATACCTACGTGAATACTTCTTGTTGATCCTGTTGTGTTCTTCATGTATACAAAGCAACCTACTGTACCTCCAGCACCATCACCACCTGATATTGCGTCACCATCAAGTAATGTTGCTTCTGTTGTACTTACTGTTACTGTTTCAGCTTGTACTTTATCTACAGTCAGAGTATCTGTTGCAGATAACGACAAAGCTATACTCAACGGTCCTGCATCTGTAGTAGCGGTAGACGCATTAGATGTGAGTGAAAATGTTGGTTTTATTACTGCCATTTTAATTTATTTTTATTTTTTAATAATTACACGGCTTTTTGCCGTTTTTCTATATTGTAGATAATCACATGGTAGTATAGATATTTACTAATGTACCGGTACTTCCCCCGTATTGTAAATATAGGTATTTTGTCTTACACCCCACTAAAAATACCACCCCATCCCCTGGAAAGTCAATCCTTTTACCCCACTCCCCCAATATATATACAATTTCATTATAATCTTTTCACAAACTAACTACGACTATCATTAGATAATAATAATGTAAGTAAAATATAAATAATATAAATATAATACTAACAAACTAAATACGAGAATATATAGATAATAATAATAACTAAAATATAATAACTATGACAACTAAAAGATTTGTAATAAGAAAGTCCTTAATAGGTAAAGACGTAACAATAACATTTGTTAACAAGAAAGGTGAAACAGTAAAGTATAGTCACGACGATGTGTATAACAAGTTCAAAGAAAGATTCGACTCAATGAATTGCTTTGCTAAATATAAATCATATACTAATAGTAATGCTATGCCAGCTTTCTGCCGAGATATGAAGATTCAGTAATATCTCGCTACATAATAGTGTGACAATTGCTAGTTACTATATCTTTAGTTATAACGCTAATGTCACAGTATAAATAATTAATTTGCGAGTAGAGAAGTGACGAGCAATACGTGTACAAGTAATTTATTCATTAAACAATTAATATACTTTTACAAACTAAATACGAAACAGTAAAGATAATAATAATGTAAAACAAATGTAATGGAATTTATAATACTAACAACAATTTGGATAATAGTAAAAACTGCTGAGAAATTAGCTAAAATAGAAGAAAGATGATGAAGTACCTAAGTAAAGATAAAGAACAAAGAATACAACAAATTGCGCTAATAATACACAATGCAAGAGTGTATGGCGTTGAAGTAAATCAAGAGTTACTTGATGAATACAACAAGTTAACTAAAGAATAATTGTGAGTCGTCACAATATAAATACGAACAAGTGTAGATAATATAAATGTAAATAAATAAAATTAATAATTATGACTAATAATGTAATTCAAAGCAAGAGATTTGTGGTAAGACAATCACTTGTTGGCAAAGATGCCACTATAAATGTAACATTCAAAAATGGCAAAACTGCGACTTATAATCACGACAAAGTGTTTGCTATCATGAAAGATAAGTTACAAGAAATGCCATGCTTTATCAAGTACAAGTCGTACACGGCGAGTAATAACCTACCAATGATGGTAAGAGATAAAGATATCGCCTAATGCGTAGTAAGAAGTTTAGCCACTTCGAAGTATTTAAAGCAGTAATAACAACTCTTTACATCACAAGTGGCATTCTTATGTTTAGTACACTGATAAGTAATGCGTCACAAATGTACAAACAAGTAGAAGTAATAGATTCTTATTCAGGAGCAACAATGTATAGTTGCGAGAACTGTGACGAAATAGATTAAGTTATACAAAACCACTAATGAAGTGCTGAGTAACTAGTGGTAACTTGAGACGTAGTTGACTACATTTAGCGTCTTATAAATAATGCGAATGAGTAATACAAGGTAGAAAGGCGGCTGTAGTCCTCTCCGAGTGATGACAATCAAGTGGTTCGAGTCCACAACTACCACTATGAATATAGATAATATAATGAGAAATACGTTCGCTGTCGTGACTAATCGATGCGGAGTAGAAGATATTCTTGAATTGTATACAGGTGAAGATGCTATGTTTTATGGCAATCCACTCGATATGCAAGTAGAAGATATTGATGAAGTAATAAACTACTTCGAAAATACCGAAGAATACGAGAATTGCCAACAGTTACTTGACGTTAAAAATGACAAAGTAGCAGAAGTTTTAACTAAAAAATTGATAAGAGATGAACTATAATATAAAAGATGAAGAATATAATCAAGAACAATTTGATTATTACAACAGTTACTTAGAAGATCAAGTGGATATTAATATAAATATGTAAGTATGAATAAGAAATTATTATTTATAATAGGTTTTGCGGCAAGTTTAAACGCCGCTTGCCAAACCACCTCAACTAATAAAAAAGCTGATAGTTACCATAAATGTATAGTAATGAAGTGTGGTAGTGAGATAGATAAGTGTAAAACAATCGCTGGAATTTTAACACCATTTTGTGATAAGCATATAGAAATGATAAGAAACAACAAAGTTTTAGATGTGTGTAGTGGATGTTACAAGCGATATGTAGATAAATGTAAAGAATTAACATATGAGAAATAAATTAATAATAGCTAGTGTAGCTCTTGGTGGACTAGTAAATGCACAGTGTAATTACAAGTGTGGTTACAATCAAGACGAGAATGGTAATACTGTTCACCTTGAGCAATGTAATGAGTATAAAAAAATTAAAAAAGACAAATCTCTTGATTTAATTTATAATAGAAAAATACCTTTATACACAAAACCTAATGGACCTATAACTCCGTTAGTTAAATCAAAGTGGATGGAAAAACTAGTAATGACTTTGGAATATGGTGACACCAACATGGTCGAGTAGCTTAACTGGATAAAGCAACAGCCTTCTAAGCTGTAGAGTGTGAGTTCGACTCTCACCTCGATCACAAATTAAATACGACAACTCGTAGATAATATAAATATATGAAATGTAAATGTAAAAAAAATATAATACCAAAAGGACGTTTGCGACTCGGTTTTAGAGTATGCGTTGAGTGTTCAACTGTCGAAAGATACGGTTGTGCTCCAGTCATTAACCATAAGACAGGCAACACTATTCAAATTATGTCGCAAGAAGACGCTAAACGCATAGCTAAACTGACTCGTAGACGTGGATATGGTACAATGCTTAAATAATAAATATATGAATAGAATTAAAATACTTAAAAACGGGAACTTAGTAATGACTAAGTCAGATGTAGAAATAACTTATAGACCATACAAGGTTGGTGATTTACCAAAAGACTTTGGCTGTATAGAATATAAAAGACCAAGTGGCAAGCTAAGAGATGGTATTGACAACTGGTTCAAGTACAAAGGTTTAACTTACGTAGCTATTACAAAATAAATACGACAAGTAACAGATAATAATAATATGAAAATACAACGAAAAGACATACAAACAAGAGATCCTTACTGGAAAGTAGCGTCATTCAAGCGTATTCATAAGAGTAAAAAGACTTATACTCGTAAAAATAAGCATAAAAATAAATAATATATGACAAAAGTAAAAACAATGGAAGAAGCATACCGAGTATTTGAACTACTTGGTATTAAAGATGTCACGAAAAAGTGGCAAAAGAAACAAGGTACTGAAGTATTTGAGTTGCCATTTAAAACTATGTGCTACAACGGTCAAGCAGAAACTAATAGATTCTCGATCTACAAAAGTGGTTATATACGTAAAATGGTAGTTCATCCAACTAGTAATGCAAGTTATAGTTGCTATCAACTAAATAAAACTCGCAAATCTGATGAGTATTTCAAAGATTATGACTACGATGGCAAGTGGACAGGTAAATATCGTAAAAGCAACAGAACAGAGCGAATTATGATAGATACTCACAGAGATCGAGTAGTATATTTATGTAATTACATACTAAAAAATTACTATAATAGTAATAAAATGAACTTAGTTGGCGAATATACTATGAAAAGAGTAGCAGAAGTACATGGCGAATGGTGGAGAAACGAAAGAAAACACGACGAGTGGCCATTTGAAGATGTAAAAAGAAACGATGTAGACTACGAACCTAAAGAAGTTCAAATAATAATTGACGGACACCGTTATAAAGTAATATAAAATGATAGAAGAATTAAAAGATTTAGAACAAGAAGCGATGGATGAGTTAACGCCTGAAGACTATATGGCAATCACCTCTAATGTAATGGACGACTATGATCGACCAATATACCAAAGTGGCTACATAGATGGCTTACAAACAGCTATAAGAATGCTTAGTAGTGATGATACTACCATGAGTTATACAATGGAGATTGATGAGATGTTTGGTGAGGACTATGCTAAAGTAGATGAAGACGAAGACACAAAATAAATACGATTGCTTCAAGATAATAATAATATAAAAAATAAATAATATGCCAAATATGAGTTACTGTAGGTTTGAAAACACTACAATAGATATAGATGATTGCTTAGCTGCGATACAAGATTCTCACGAAGAATGTGCTGATTTAAGTAGACGTGAGGTGCAAGCTTTACAAAGATTACTAGAACAAGCAGAAGAAATAGTAGATTTATCGCATGATATTGAACAAATAATAGAAAAATATAACTAAAAATAACTCAAAAATGCGGGGCGAGGGACGTGTAGAACTTAAAGATGGGGTTAATCCGTTTGGACACCTCGGTTCATCTAACCTTCTTGCCGCAGTGACCTGACTATATCTATGTATAAAGATGAGGTTGGTCACACGTGAACTAGGTGGTTCAATGTAGGATAAAGCATTCAAGGGAGTGGGAGCGAAATCTCCAGTTAACTATAAACTACTCGGTCTTGATGGTACCACACCTACAGTTCACAACAGCTTGAAATGGACAAAACAGGGTGATACGCACCGCGTAATTTGCCTGACGAGGTGGGAGGTTCGATTCCTCCCCAAGCTGCAAGATATGTGCCTAAATGTGAAATTCATAGCAAGGTCGCAAGTACCTGCAGAAGGCTTGTATGGATAGAGTTAAAGCCTCTATACATATCACAAACTAAATACGAATAAAGTAAGATAATAAATACATGAAAACAATATACGATAGACTCACACCAGATATTCTGGCGAGTATAAACAATGACGAACAAAGATATCCTTTTACAACTAAAGCTCTTAAAATAAAGCTTAAGTCTAGTGATGACTGGTCACAGTTATCTGTAGGTGATGTTCAATCAATAATAACACATTCTCATATAAGATTAATTGACGTAGATCAAGCAGATTTAATGTGGGGTGATAAATTTTTAATAAGTAAGTAATGATAATACCAAAAATACTAATATGCTATATAATTATTTTTATAATAGCTGTAAAATATAAAAAATGAGTAAAAAATTAAAAGATGGAGTCTACAAGGCTCAAAATGGAAGTGATAAAATTATGTACTTTGTACACGATGAGTTAATTGTTATGCAGTGGAAACACGGAACATTCAAAACTAATACTAACTTTATGTTAGGTGCTAAATGGGTTGAATCATTACCAATGTCAAAAGGTGAATTTATAAAAGGTTATAATCAATTAAAATCGTGGTAAAATGGCAACAAGAGCAAAAATACATATAGCTAGGCGTGAAGAAGGAGTATCGTTTAGTGACATACCGGAGAAAGTTATGGTAAGTATTTATAATCATTGGGATGGTTACCCTGAAGGATTAGGTGTGAAATTAGCCTCTTATCTTGATGATTTTGTAATAACAAATGGCTTAAGTAGAGACAATGAGTATGTCTTCAATGGATTAGGCTGCATGGCGGCTTCAATTATAGAACATTTAAAAGATGGTCCAGGAAACGTGTATATAGAAGATCCAGAACGTCCTCACACTTGGATAGATTATGATTATTACGTATGGGGTGATGACCATAAAGATATATGGATTAGTATATTTGATGGATCTGAGTGTATATTTGTAGGAAAACCAAAAGCTTTATTAAGTAAATACTACACAAACTAAATACGACGACCTATGGATAATATAAAAGATGAAAATTTAAAACGATTAGGCAGATTTATAGCTGAAGGATTAATGGATTTAGCAAAATACACAGACAAAGAAAACTGGATGGAAGAGAATATGAGAGACCATATGATCGGTGAGTTAGCACGCTGTGTCACATTGCAAAATTTATATCT